GAATGGTGGCTCTCAAAGTCCGGACAGGTGGCTCAGAGAGCCCCGGAATAATCACCACACACTAAGAGCCGGAAAGTTCGCTGTTTATGCGGCTTCCCGGCTCTCTGTTTACTATTCAAACTCGGCTCTGTCACGCAAAAGCTTAACGGAATTAATTAAGGTTTCGCTTACAATATGCCTTGTTTTTATTTCTATTACATGATTTCCATTGGCTTTCTGATGAACTGTTGCCAGAATGTTGCCATGGATTGATTATAGCAAAGAGTAGAGAAAAAGCAAAGGATAAACTATTTGATAGTCCACAATCAACTATGTGAATATGTAACAGTAATGCCTCTATTTCACAAATTCTTATAACTTGACTATAACAATCTTTTTCTTTAAAACAATGGCATATTTTCTTCATCTATGCCATATAATTCTAATATTTCATTCAGCGTATTCTGCCAATCATTTCTTTCTCTGTTATTCTGTTCAAAAACCCCATATGGACATTCCTCACATGAAGGATTAACTATTGATTGCCAATCACGCTTCTTTCCATTATTTAATATTTCAACTATAATATTTCCATCTTGAATTTCAAAATGCAATGCAGTCTCATCGGCATATCCTGTTTCTGGAATAAACCTTTCAGTAAAAGCAAAATACTTTAACGTATGACTTTCTAAATACTTATCTAAATAATCTTTTCTAATAAAGACAGTTCCACCAATAGGATCCTTGTAATATGAATTCTTATTATTATTGCATATAACTACCTTAATACCATCCGATGTATTCCATGATAAATCAGACACATTAACCTCAAGATTAAAATATCTAATCAATTCCGCTGGTGGCAAAACCAAGGATGTTTCATCGAATACATCAGACTGGTTTGAGATATTCTTAACATCTTTACACAGCCATGATCTCACAGTACAATTCACATAATCCCGCAAGCTACCAGAATACTCATCCAGTTCAATAGTCAGATATCTTGCATTTCCATCATCTATTATTGTCTCTTCAGGGGAAGTACAACACCAAATATCATAAGTATCTCTCCATTTTGTTTCGTACTTGTCATCTTCATGTAGAGATATTCGTCCTGCAAGCATTACCCATTCATTATGTTTTATTTCTAAAGGTTTTAAAAGGTTTAAAACATTTTTTCGTGTTAGTTTGACATTCTTAGCCCATATTAAGTCTTTAGCGTCAGGCACCTCTATATTCTTAATTATATATTCGCCCAACCTCTCAACAAAATCTTGATATGTTGGAACTGGCGAAGTAAGCGCCACCTCTTCTCCATATTCAAGAGGATCATATACCTCATATCCAATATTCCTTTGATTGTTATTATATGTTGCAAACTGATTTGTGTAATAATTACACATTAAACTTCCATAATATAACCCTGTTGCAATATCAACACATTTCATATATACAGAATCATGAAAGTCTTCTTCCCTCATATGTCTTTCTGTTTTTTTGTTCGTCACCTGATAGTGATTAAATAGTTTTTTAATAATAACTTCATATGACTCAAAAAATGAATTCATGTCCAATGTCTCAATGTCTGCCTTAGGAGATATTTCCGCCATTATTCTTCTTTCAAATGCTACAGATCCATTACAGTCACCAGTGCGAACACACTGATATTTCTGTTCAAGATAATTATTAATATCTCCTATGATATGCTTATCATTTTTCAAAAATTTTGTATGCATATCAATATGGTCTTTTCCCCAGTACCTAAATGGTAAAAACTCTTTGTTCATGAGATCAACTGTCAATAATAAGTCATCCATAAAATCTGAAATAATAGCATCCTGTTTAAAATCATACAAATTCTCGCGATTCCATCTGATATACCCATACTCATCACCAAAGTACTCAGCGATTCGCTTAATACTTTTTGCAGAAAGATTCCGTTCTTCTTTAATCAACTTTTCAAAGAATTTCACTATATCAACATCATTGTATTTTACTTTTGATAATACAAAAATTATAGCTTCTTTTATATAAAAATCTGTAAAGATTTTATATTCTTCTATAAGCCTTTTCTTAAACACTGTTCTACTTGAAACAATTTCATATAGAAGTTTCATTGCTAAACATCGCACATCTTTGTTCGGTGCAGAGCAACACAAAATCGCAAAATAATAAGCTTCATCATCACGCCTATCGCTTCTATTGTTAAGTGTAATGAAATATAAAATGTTTTTTAATCTTCCTTTAATTCCTCCAAGGAAATGATGACCAGAAAGAATGACCGATAATTCTGTTTGTTTACACTCATTTTCAAAATAATAATTCCGCAAATAATTAGTACAATTAAAAGGTTTGTCCGTATAACCACCCATAACACCCAACAATTCATCTGGTTTCGCTGGTGAGAACACCGTCAAAAAATCCTGAATCGAATCTTTTTTAAACTTTATTTTAACAAGAGTATCATATTGCAATCGTTCCATAAGTCCAGTTGATACAAGTAGTTTTTTTATATATTCATAATTGGGAGACAGATTATCAAAAATTGCAATAATAACTGCTTCCTCTAAATTATATAGATTTCTAATCTTACTTTTAATAATATCAACTTGCTCATCAAATATTTTCCCTCTTATATCGTCAAACAAAGAACGGGCAACTAAAAAATCTGTGAGCGAATCAATCAAAAAATAAAAGTATCTTATCGATTCAGATTCATAGTATCCCAAAAAGCCCAATTGAATCATTGTAGTCAAATAATCTGTCCCTGTTTTTACAATCGACAGTAAATTGAACTCATCAATTCGTTTTTCTTCGTGTTCATACATCCACTGAGCAATTCTTTTTGTATCCTTCCATATATCAACACCTTGACATGAAATGGATCCCTTGAATATTTTTCCAATAGATTTCTTAATATATTGTTCTAAGATAAATGTTATAGAAGCTATTCCATTCTCAGTTTCATCTGTTAATTTCGTTGATGAAAGTACATTACAAAGCATGCTTAGTAACAGTGCATTATTAGAGTATAAAATATCCTCATATTTATATACATCCGGAACGGATAACTTCAGTATTTCTCCTAATGCCGATTCAAAGGATACGCCTGGAAAAGCATACTCTGCGCTTGCAATCTCCCTATATTGTTTTAATATGTCAGCATCCATCGCATTATTGCGATAAGTAATAACAATTCTTACTTTTGAATGTTTCTTAATATCAACTAATACTTGGAATAAATCTTCCTGTCCTTTCTCAGACATCTCATTCACGGCATCCACTATGAAAACAAATCCAGATTTACAATCATTAATAATTTCTTCAATATCCAAATTGTAAATATCCTTTTCAAACTTCCCATAAAGACATAAATGCGGAATATTCTTAGTTTCTAACCTTTCTTCAAAACACTTAATAAAATAGCTTTTTCCAATTCCGCCTTCACCTGAGATCAAACAAAATTCATGCAGATGTACACATTCCTCAATTTCATATAAATTCAATCCATACCAAGAAGCTTTCTTGCCTCGAATAACATCTATATGATCTTTTATTTTTTGAAGAAACTCTTCCTTTTCAGAAGAAAATGCATCATAAGAAGCAAGCAATTTTTCTAATGAATAAATTTCTCCAGAGATTTCACTATCATGCTGAAAATGCCGAACCTTAGGAAGTCCTCCCATAAGAATGTCCATAAATGCAGGATTTTCCCATTTCATCTTATAATTATTATTTGTAATAGAGTTCATCTTATCTCTTTGTATTTTGTTTAATAATTGATAATTCATGGATGCCTCTTTCCTTGTTCTTACGCACACTCATTTTTGCAACATTTTGAAATAATCAGTTGAAAAAAATACATTCTTCATAGTTTACATTTTCTCTCAAAATGTAGAAGATTCCAACATTTCTTTCTTAATGCGTTTTCCTCACACCTAAGCACAAGAAAGAATCAATTGGAAAACCATTACTGACGCTCGGCACAAATTGCGTTCCATGCCACTTTATGTTCATAATTTATATCCTCATCAATCGCTAATAATTCAGTATATGCATTTACAAAATCATTTGTCGATTTTAATAGCCTCAAATAATATTTTATAGTTTCATATACACCATTTACAATTATCTCACATCCATTTGATTTCAAGAAATCTTCTATCAAACCTTGAACTTCTTCCCATTCGTTTGGGTCAGGTTTAACTGTTGATAAAATAAAATATCTTTCGACAGATTCCGTCTGCACTTTCTGAATTGCCTCACTTACATGTGATACTCCAACATGGACCTCGTATTTTATCTCAACAGCCTCAATAGGTCTTCCATTTTCCCATAAATCAATATCTCCTACCGTTCCACTCTTTCTATTAGCTGTTTTCATTCTTTCTAGAGGTTTTAATTCAAACTCTCTATATCTGTCTACATCATTCATAAGGCATTGATAAATAGCATATACAGCAATTTGAGGTAACCTTGGTGCATTCTTCTCATAATTCACTGAGAACTGCTTATGTAATATCTCCATTACTTGATCAATACTCAAATTTTTCGGTTTAGTAAGCGGAATATTTCCCTTATTCCTTTCTTCAATCATTTTTTCGAGTATCAAAATTGTTATTTTCTTAACTCGTTCAGTAGAAACAGAATTCTGGATCAGATTTACAGTAATAATAAAATCTGGACCTACTTTTTTAGGAACTGTCTTTAAAACAACATCTGGCATGTAAGGCTGTGAATAAGACAATGTTTGACTAAGCCAATGTGTGTCTACATTGTATGGTAACCCCTTCTGTATTAAAAACGGTACTGTAACACTATGATCAACGCCTCTTGCCGAAAAACCATTTTCATATTCGGCTTTGTGACTTCTAATATCTTGCTCTGGATGCAGTATTTTGTATATAGCCAATGTTAATGCTGCTCCTCTACATGCATGTTTAGTATTAGCCAATTCAATAATAACCTTAGAATCTTCTTCACCTATGTCCACTATCAAATCATCAATATTTTCTTTTTTACACTCAACTTCTGCTACTTCATAACATTCAGACAAGATTTCTGTCAGTTTTTCTTTTTCGCCCAGCTCAATAACTTCTTCGTTATTAATTGATTCTTTCTTTTTAGTCATAATTTACCCCCTTGCTCTTTTCAAACATAACCCTCTCAGAAAGCATCGGAAAAGGATATGTACATATAATCTCATCTGTCCGAATTGTGGGATGTGTATTTGTTGTTCTCACATCGTATCTTAATTCACGCATCATAAGAATCATCGTTTCTATTTGTTCAACTGTGACATCTAACTGCCCTGCTACAGTCTCTCTCGAAAGATAAATTCCACAGTTATTGGAATCTCCAAAATAATTAATCGCTCTTTCTAATAGGCTATTTTTAGACCCATTAAGTTGTGTTTTCACCCTCACAGTATCACCTCTATTAGCATAATGTCCATAAATGTCTATTAACGAAAAAAACTGACTAATATCGACAAGTTCTTTTTGAATAATATCCCATTCTGCAAATATATCTTCTACACTAAGAAGTTCGCTTTTCAATTCAAGTGTATCAATTTTTATAAGATATTTCTCCAAGCCAGATATATTTACCTTAAATTTACATTTCTGCCCTCCTGTCTCTTTACAAGAAACAGAGTGAATTTTTAAGAAACCACTTTTACATTCTGTCGATACTCGCTGCAAAGAAATATATTTTTCAACCTCGGATTTTGAGGGTCTTTTTTCACTGATTATCTTGTTATATCTATCAGTATAGCCAGCAAAATACTTCTTTGTAAAAAGTAATTCACTTGTTTTTGCAATTACTGTTTCCAAATGTTGTTCTTTTTCACAATCCTCATGGCTCTGATTTCCAAATCTTTTTTCTATTTCACGTTGTGCAACTTCTTTATAATGTTTGCTTATCTCTCTTTGGCGCCTCCTAAATGTAGATTCAAAGCCTTCTTCTCTAACTGGATATGTCAATTTTGAAACAGGTCTAAGTATCTGCTCTCTGACCGAAACTGCAAGGACTTCTGCAAGTCTTGGTGGAACTGAATTTCCAATTTGTGCTATAATCTGCGTATTTGTACCAGTAATTATATAATCATCTGGAAATGATTGAATTCGCATTAGTTCATGAATTGTGAAATGTCTATTATTCCAATGAAATGGTCCAGTAAATTTTCCAGGCTGAGCTTTCAATGTTCTACATGGAAGATTTCTATCTGCCTTATATAAAAAATCATGAAATTTTGATCTCCACGCAAAATATGGTTCTGGATATCCCATTTCTTTTGTAAAAAATGAATAATTAAGTCCTTCTGGAACTAAAGGTAATAAATGTCCATATAAACCTCCAATATCTTCAGATACATTTTTTGACTCATTCTGAATGTCATTAATTGCATCCCATATTGAAACCAACGGTCTACCAGAACGTGAATCTGGTCCATTGGTCGGTTCTGGAAACACAAAATCTGTATCGAGCGTCCCAATTAATATAAGTCTCTCTCTATGTTGAGGTACACCATAATCAGCTGCATCAAGGATTTCTGCCTTGATGGAATACCCGAGTGCTGAGAATGACTTGCTAATCTCATCCCATGCCTCTCCATTATTTGCTCCTTTTAATCCATAGACATTCTCGAAAATAAAAACTCTTGGTCTCAGTATTTCAAGAACATGGCAATAACTTTCAAAAAGCATACCTCTATCATCTTGCATTCCTGGCACACCGCCCGATCTCCTTCCAGCTGCCGAGAAAGGCTGACAAGGTGGACCACCAATAACACACTCTATTTTTTTATTAACGAACTCTTCTGGTTTAAAACTCCTAATATCTTCGCAATAAATTTTAGCTTCTGGATTAAAATACTTTCCGTTGTCTCTATTTGTCTTTAAAGTTTCACAATACTGTTTTTCAATTTCCACACATCCAATGATGTCGAATCCTGCCCTGTGAAATCCTATATCTAAGCCACCTGCCCCGGAGAACAAACTAAGTGTTTTCATTTTATTCACTCCTCGTAATTTATCTCTATTATATCATCTACTTTACAACCAAGGTATTCACATATCTTTCCAATGCTGTCGAGCGATACAGGTTCTTCATGCCCCATTCTTGCTAATACATTTGAACTTATATTGGCATTTTTTATTAAGTCAGTTCTTTTTAACTTTTTATCAATCAACAATTTCCAAAGCTTATCATAGCAAACCTTCATACACACACCACTTACTACAACTCTGATTATTTAACAGTTACCTGTAAAATCATATCATAACACTCATCCTTTGACAAACAATTATTTAATCTTAGTGATATAAAATCATGATATCGTTATTTATTAAGTTCATGATACTCAATAGGATTTTGTGTCCTTGAAATATTCTATTTCACTTTACTATCAAAAAAAATCACTCTCTTAGCCTCTATTTCACCGCTTCTCCATCCACATACAAAACAAATTTCTCAGGGTAATAACATATATCATAGTTCTCATTATACTCTCTCTGGAGATAATCAATTTTCATCGCCATTTTTGCCACTTCAATATCATTGTCACATAAATATACTTGCATATGAATTCCAGTAGCATATTCTCTATCTGTAGAAAACTTAATTGTATGAAATGAATTTTCCCTACACATCTTCACCAGTAATTTTGCGAATTCTTCTTTATCTTCAATCCGATCCCGATTTGCAACTACTGTAAGATACTGATCCCGATTCATACTGATACTGCTAACCACATCTGGCTCCATTGATATTTCTTCCTTAGATTTCTTTTCAAAAAGATATCCCGTCGTAATAGCAAATATCACTATTACGCACACTATACATATACGTTTCTTATTCATACTTCAGCTTCCTCTTTTGCAATCTATACATTGCAATTATAGAAAATTTTTAAAGTAAAATCAATATAAGCACAAGAACAATGATGCAAATGAAAGGTATGAATTATTTATGGAGCAAAAGCTACGACAAATCAATGACGTTTCCCTTGGAAATAATTTACGAAACTTAAGAACCGCAGCTAATCTCACACAAGAACAGGTTGTTGCTCAATTACAGCTTCGGAATCTTTCAACCACCCGCAGCATTTACTCTCAGATTGAAGCAGGTACCTACAACATCAAGATTAGTGAACTCATTGCCTTGACTGAAATATTTCATACCGATTTCAACACGATATTTAATGGACTATCCTACAATAAATAACCCTGGATCAACAGTTTTCATTCTGCCATCCAGGGTTTTGCTTATCAGTCTTATTCTCCAAATATATACGAGTTATAGTTCCATTCCACTTCTCTGCTTCCTCTTTGTTTGTTGCTCCACGATCTGTTTTTTCTCCTTCAACCGTTCATGAATACTTCTTTTCTGTCCGATGCTTTTCTGCCTTTCTCGTTTCTCCACATTCTGCACATTTGCCGGAATCCTCAGATACATTTTCTCCGATTCTGGTTCCGGTGCATCCCATACTTTCTGAGCCTGTTGAACTTTCTTTAATTCTGCTTTCGCAAGCTTCATTGCCTTTGTAACTTCCAGTGCATTTTGATATCCATGCTGTGCCGGAATCAGATCTAATGTAGCCTTTGCCTTTTCCAGCTGAACTTTCTTAGATTCAATCTTTCCTTCCAGTTCTTTCTGATCTTTTCGGTGGAACCATTTCTTTTTCACTTCCTTCAAATCTTTTTCAAATTTCACGATGGCTTTCTCAATGGCATAAATCTTCTGTTCTTGCTTCTTCATCTTATTAAGAATCTGTTGTAATCTCATAACCTCTGCTTCCTGCTTTTCCGAGGAAGGACGTTCTCCTTTCGTTCTTGCCGGAAGTGGTTCTGGCGTAATGTCAATCCTCATATCATGATCAATCAGAGGATTCCCTTCTGAATCTCTATCGAAGTATTTCATCTCCCGCAAAAATTCTACAAATCCCCTCAGGTATCCGACTGCTTTCTGAAGAATCCCGGTAAATAATTTCGGATCCTGCCCATGCTCTCGGAGCGACTCCGCCACCGGTTCATCAATCTGTGATTGCTTTGCCATCATCACTTCTACTTCTGATGCACCTGTAAGTAATGCCCGATCTACATTCCGATTCCATTCCTGCCGGAGATAATTATCTGCCCTAATCTCCTCTTCTTTGGGATTGTTTTTCCCAATCTTTTTGGTAGCAAGATAAGGACCGCCTTTCTGAAATACCTGCAGTTTCTCATTTTCATCTTTCACAATCTCATTGATAGCATCCGTCATGACCTGCTTCATATTTTCAAGAAATGCATGGGACTTAAATTCTTCTTTCTTTGGTTGAAAGAAATTCGTCTCATACACTTCTCCTTTTTTGATGATCTTACATCCGGACCGGAGATTTCCGCCCTCATCGAGGATTTCCTTTTTCGTCCTCACATGCTTTCCCTTTTTATTATAAAACATATTTCTACTGGCAATTTTCCGCTCCACTTCCTGCCAAATCTCCCGCTCGGAAAAGATCAGATGGATATGTAGATTTGTTTTACTCTTATTATGATGCAAAGCTGCACAGCAGCCCACATCATACTTTTCCAGAAATTTCGATGTTATATATTTCAGTAGAATCTCATGGTCATAATCGATCAGGCTCGGCGGTAACATAATAATCAGCTCTCTGGCTTCAATGCAGGTTCCTTCCGTTCCACTTTTTGCAAAATCCCTTTGATTCTGTTCAGCAAGCAGCTTCCAGTAGCTGTCCTCCACATTGGAAAAGACCGCATACAGATTCTCCTGCCGCTTTGGGCTGCTGATATAATCCACTCTACCTTTTACATCATGCAACTTGCTTTCCATCACAAAACTATGATTTCGCCTGTTCACACTTCCTCCTTTCCAGCGGATACGCTGCCATCTGAAATCACCGCCGCTATTTACCTGCCATTGAATACTTTGGCAGACCATAAAACGCCCCTGCGAGGCCCTCCGGGAGGACGAAAGACACAGAGTATAAGCTTTAGCTTGTGCAATGGGTGTATTTCGCTCTCAATCGCCGAGGGCTCTTTTTGTCATACCCAGATAATTCTATATGTACTGATGATTAATTTTTCTGACTGGCGTATCCGCCATTTTTACAGATGCCCTTTTCCGGGCTGTTTCTCGTTTCTGCTTTGTTTTCAAAGTTTTTTTGCTCCTGTTCACACCTTCTTGTTCACATTTCGCTAGGATTTTTGTGAACAGAAACATATGAACAGGGCTCAAAACATTTTGAAAGTAATACTTAATCAAATGGGATTTCCATATTGTCATCCACTTTCATGAATCCCTTTTCATCTTTTTTCGGCTGTATCCGTTTCCATGACCTCTGCGTTCCGATCGCCCCACCAAACCTGTGATTGCCATGTTTCGTCCAGCCAACGATTTCATTATCCATCAAATCACCGATTTCCTTGGATTGCCATTTGGGTACGATTCCTTCCTGATGAAATACCTGTTGATAGATAATGGTCGAACACACATAATCTTCTTCGTATGCATCAAGGAACGCCTGAATCATTCCTGTCTGGGTATCTTCCGGCATGAATTCCCTTTGCAGAAGTTTGACGTGATCTTCCATCGCCGGCGAAAAGGTCATTGGATAGTCTCCGCTTCGGTAGATCTCCATTGCCTCCGCCCATGCCTGGATAATGTATGCTCTGGATTCTGCTTCATTTTCATATATGGTGGTTTCTGCTTTTTCCGGAAATACCCTGACCGGGGCAAACCTCCGGTTCCCGGTACGATCAAAAGGGAGAAAATTTAGGTCGTTGGAAGTACCGCAAAAGACACACTGTCGATATCTGTCCTCTGCCCGCCTTTCATATGGAATGCGATAAATATCCTTCTGCCGGCTCAGGAACGATTTTGTCTCTTCGATACTCTTGGCATTTGCCACTGCGTTCATTTCCGACATTTCCACGATCCAGTGGCCCTGCAGATATTCATAAACCTTCTTATCATCGATCCGCTTCATATCATCCGTAAACCATTCATCTTTGATTGCTAGATAGCGGAAGAATGTGGATTTTCCGGTTCCCTGCCCTCCGACCAGACAGAGCATGATGTCATATTTGGCTCCCGGCTCATACAGTCTGCGGATCGCTCCCATCATATGCATTTTCATCACCTCTCCGGTATATGCAATATCTTCTGCTCCGAAGAAATGTGTCAGCATATGCTGGATTCTCGGAATCCCATCCCATTTCAGGTTTTCCAGATATTGAAGTATCGGATGAAAACTGTTTTCATTCGCCACGATATCTATCGCTTTTGCAATTACCCGGTCACTGGTCAGTCCATAATTCTTTTCCAGATATAAAGCCAGATTGTTCATATCGGTATCCGTCATATGGACACCCCGCCTTTTCCATGGCATTTTCTTCATGATGTCAATCTGACAGGTCATTTCATTTCTACAGATGGCTCCTCTCAGACACGGATCATGCTCCAACACATATTTGCAGTTCTGTATGGACTGACGAATTTTCCCTTTTTCCGTGGTATCCATCCGTTCCCGGATATCCTCCACGGTCAGAAGTTCCGTTTCCACAATCTCCTCTAAGTTCTGCAAGGATACCTCGCTCATATTCTGCAATTCTCTGTTCATACCGCTTCACCTCCTCCCTTCCGTTCTGTAAAAATCCAGAATCTCTTCATCCGTTCCAAACATCAGCATGTCCACCAGATAACTGATCTTGCTCTTATTCTGTAAGGCTTCAGCAAATAAAGGATGCCATTCCTCTTCCGTGGATTCCGGCTTGTAAAACTCCTTCCAGAATTCTATCCATCGCAGATACCGCAACAATACATTCACAGCATCCTTTACCCATTGATCAATTTTCTTTTGAACAAATTGAATCCGTTCCTCTTTTGTTGGAATCTTCTCTTTTTCCCTGACACCTGAATTTTGTTTTCTTCTTATCTCTGTTTTCTCGATTGAAATTCCCAGAGAAAAATCTTCATTGATCTTCTTCACTGCTTCGAGCTGGGATAATCCAAACAGCACCGCCACATAATTGACTGCATCTCCTTTGGCTCCACAGGCGAAGCAATAATAATTCTGGTCAATCTTCATACTGGGATGCTTGTCATTATGAAACGGACAGCACGCCATCCCATTACGTCGCACTTTTAAACCATATCTTTCTGCCACCTGCCTTGCGGTGACACGTTCTTTCACTTCCTGAAAAATGTTCATGTTCCATCCTCCTGTATCATTTTAATTTCAGTAATTTTTCCTCTTTTCGTTACAGGAGAACTTTGCTATACTACACATAAAGCTATATGCGTATAGACAGACTTCTCCCGTAAGGATTGAATTTTTGTCTATGAGGCTTTACCAGAGCCTGTATAAGTTTTGTTTAGTGTCGAAATGTCCTTGTTACCAGCAGGGACATTTTCTTTTTTAAGGCTGTTCCGGGGATTCCACATGCTGCGCTTCCTCCTTCATCCCATTCAATGTCACAGCAACCATCTGGATGGTCTGAAGCAATTCTTCATTTTCTTCACTGCACACTTCCAACCGTTTCAGTTCTCCGTAAATCTGCTGCATCTGATTTTTCAGAGCTTTATAAACTCTTGGATTTCCCTGCACGGTCACTTCCCAGTCCATTAACTTTCTCAGGATGTACTCCTGTTTGGTAAGCCCGGATAACGCCACCATGCGGTCAATCATTTTTGCTTCTTCCTCGGATACCCGGAATCCCACGGTCCGGTTTCTCCATCGTCCTTTTGCATCTAACGTTCTCTCCATCAGATTTCATCCTCCTTCTCCATCCGCTCCATATCCAGTTTATTCGCCATCTCCGTCTGTACCGTTGGAAACAAATGTGCATACCGATACGTGATTTTTTCTGCTTCATGTCCCACACGGTTTCCAATCGCAAGTGCTGTGAAACCCATGTGAATCAGCAGGGAAACATGGCTATGACGTAGATCGTGGATTCGGATAATCGGAACTCCTGTCTCTTTGCATCCCCGTTCCATTTCATGTTTCAGATAGGATTTGGAAAATGGGAAGATCCGCTGATCCGGTGCTAACGAATAATACATCTGAAAGTAATCTTGCATCTCTTCACAGAGAAACTCCGGCATTACAACGATCCGGTTACTTTTCGCTGTCTTTGGCGAAGTAATAATGTCCTGCTTTTTCATCCGGTGGTACGTTTTATTGATCCGCACCGTCTGTTTTTCAAAATCAAAATCTGCCGGTGTGAGGGCAAGCAGCTCCCCTTCCCGGATTCCGGTCCAATAAAGCATCTCAAAGGCATAATAGGATCTGGGCTTGTCCATCATTGCCTCAGCAAATTTCAGATACTGTTCCTTTGTCCAGAATTTCATTTCCTTTGGAACCTCTTTTCCCATGCTTCCTGCCTGTCTTGCCGGATTGCTGGGCAGATTATAATAGTTCACCGCATGATTGAAAATTGCTGTAAGCTGTGCCTGAATCGTTTTCAGATAATCCACCGAATAGGGCTTGCCCTTTTCATCCCGGTATGCCATCATTTCATTCTGCCAGGCAATCACATCTGCCACGGTAATCTCATTGATCTTCCGTTTTCCAAAGTAAGGAAGAATTTTTGTCCGCACAATGTGGCTTTTCGTCTCAAATGTACTTTTCTTTACCCTCTGGCGTTTATACTCGGAATAAATCTCATAAAAGCTCTCAAACGTCATATCCAGCTTATTTCCTTTTCGGAGCATCATCTCATGTTCCCATGCAGTCGCTTCCCGTTTGGTCTTGAAGCCACGTTTCTGCGTCTGCTTTCTTTCCCCGGTAAAATCGGTGTACCGGAACACCACTCTCCATGTACCTTTGTCTTTTTCCTGATATACAGCCATCTTAAGTACCTCCTATTTTTCTTCATAAAACAACTTTTTCTTGAAATAATTGGCATCCACACGCCCCGGCACTGTGATCAGTCCCATTCCGCTGAGTTCTTTATTCAGCTGACGGATAATCTGGTATGCCTTCGACTGCTTGACCTGTAAAATATCCATTACTTCTTCTGCAGTCAGAAACCCATTCTTTAATTCAGACATTCCATTCACCTCCTCCCGCATCATCTTCGATGAAAAACCCCTCTACTTATCCAAATTTTCAAGGCATCTTATACAACCTCGCTTTCAAATTTTTCTTTAACTTAACTTTAATTAGTTAAGTTTTAACCGTATTATATTAACTCTTTTCCGTTAAGTCAAGTGGTTTGAACATCAATAATTAAATTTTTTTGTTTAAGTTTTCTTGCGTCTTATTTTTCCATATGCTATACTGATTTAAACAAATATCGTTAACCACCAGTTTCTATTCATTGCACCACGGTAGGAACTTATATTCAAAAATGGATAAAAGATTTCAGGAAAAGGAGAGATCCCTATGGCATTTGGAAAACGCATTAAATTTTTCAGAAACAGAAAAGGTATGAAACAGAAGGAGCTTGGCGAACTTCTTGGATTCCTTGGAAAGACTTCGGATGTCCGTGTGGCGCAGTACGAGACAGAAGCCAGAACCCCTAAAGCTGATCTGGTCAAAGAAATGGCACAGATCTTCGGTGTCAGTCCCAGAGCAATCAATGTTCCGAACATTGACTCCTATCTTGGACTCATGCACACCCTCTTTGCACTGGAAGATATGTATGGCATCAAGATCGGAGAGATTGACGGAGAACTCTGCCTCCGACTTGATCGGGAACACAGAGAATATCAGCATCTGTTCGAACCTTTTCATACATGGCAGCAAATGGCTGCAAAACTGGAATCCGGAGAGATCAGTCAGGAAGAATACGATAACTGGCGATATAACTATCCGGAATTGGACACCTCCGAGATTCGGGCAAAAGTTCCGTCTCTGGAACTCTCTGACGAACTCATCAAGGCACTGAAAAAAGAAAATCAATAAAGAAATGCAAAAATAAAAACCTTACTGACTGCTCTTTCCAATTTTGGAAACAGTTCATCAGTAAGGTTTTTATGTTATAGAAATATAATTATATTCAAGGAATATTGCAAAAAGTGTTGCCAATCCGTTGCCAAAAAATAACGGAATTTGCTTGGAACCCGCATAAATACTGGGTCTATTTTTGCAAAATCCTATTCAAACTCGATTTCGTAACAGCATTTCTGTGTACGTTCATCGTTAATTTTTCCACTAATTTTATGAATTTTATTTGTGATTACTTTCATTACTTTTATTTGCGTTCTCTAATAACATCATAATAACATCATTTACGTTTTTGTCAATACCAGTATATGTATCAAATATAGGCTGATGTCCTAATCTATAAGATTCACCTGCCTGTGCATTTTTTCCATTATCACAATTTTCTGCAATAATTTGAACCTCTGGATTCGTCATTATGATAGATGGTTTTTTCCAAAACGGAGAAGGAATAACCGGATCAATTAAATCAGATTTGTCAAAATGCACTTTATTATCCTGTTCAACGTACATAATACCACCTTAAATTTAATGTTTTATCTCCAAAACATCTTCAACATCACAATCAAGTTCCTGACATATAGCATCTATAACTTTAAGATTGACAGGTTCGTTTTTACCAAACTTCGCTAATGTAGCATTACTGATTCCTATTTTATCCCGAAGCTCCGTCTTTTTCAAGTGCTTATCAATTAGTGTTTTCCATAGTCTATCGTATGATATCATCGTGCAACTCCTTCCTTATGAGGATTAAGCGGACAATCCGCACAATTTTCTGTATCGCTACTGCACCTTCCTACATTCAAATAATTAATTCCTACTTCATAAGGGCTATATCCAAAGCTGTTTCTCGCAAGACCGCATGGACCACGATTAAGATTATGATGTGGACTGCAGTCCCAGAAATAATCAGAGATATTTCGTGTATTTTCGATCATCTTCTTTTTCCTCCTGTCTTTCGCAAAATTTTCTCTAATTTATCCATTATCGCAATCATATTTCGGTAAATCCTGTTAAAAATACGCTCCCTTTTAAGAGCTTCCTTTAGCTCGACAACCGATTGATTGTATTGCTCTTTCAATCTTTCATCAATCATATAATCACCTCTGTTTTATTATAAATTCGTTTTTCTGTTTTGTCAACTTTTTATTCTGCTTTTCCAGAAAAAATATTCAGAATATTAGAAAAAAGCATTGACACTGGGTGTACATATGGTAATATATTCATAGAAGCAGAATAAAAGTTCAATAAAACAGAAAAACAATTTAGGAGGATAAATATATGTTAAAAAATCAATTATTCGGAGTTGAAGTAGAAATGACAGGTATTACAAGAGAAAAAGCAGCTCGTCTCGTTGCCGGAGTTCTTGGAACAACACCTTCTCATCCAGAATCAAATTGCTACCACACACGCACGATTGCTGATCAGGCAGCTCGTAAATGGAAAATTATGAGAGATTCATCTATTACACCAATAAGAAACGATGATACAATCGAGCCTCTTGATGAATACAGAGTCGAATTTGTAACACCGCCTCTCAATTATTCCGACATTGAACTTCTCCAAAACATCATACGAAAACTCCGAGAGAACGGAGCAAAGGCTCATAGCAGTTGCGGCATTCATATCCATGTCGATGGTGCAAACCATACAGCAGTATCTCTTAGAAGATTGGTTAACTTTATGACAGCCAGACAGGATCTGATTTACGAAGCTCTCCAAATCGGAGACCGCGAGAGTAACTGGTGCCACAAGCTCAACAAAACGCTACTTGATGCCATGAAAAAGGATAAGAATCTTACAAAAGATAAAGCCGAAGAAATCTGGTATAGCAGAGCAAATGATGGTTATTGCGGTGGAATCGATCATCAGCATTACAATTCCACAAGATATCATGGAGTAAATCTCCATTCTTTCTTCACCAAGGGTACAGTGGAATTCAGACTTTTTAACAGCACACTTCACGCAGGAAAAATCAAGGCCTATATACAGTTTTGTTTGGCGGTATCTGCATGGGCTATTACTTCACAAGAAAAAATAGTATTCCGTTCAATGGAGGGATACTCACCAGAACAGAAAGTTACAATTATGAGAAACATTCTCACTCACCGCCTCGGACTTTATGGAGACGAATTTAAAACATGCAGGCTTCATCTTATGACACCACTTAAAAAAGCTGCCGGAATGACTTGTCGAGCAGCTTAGTAAAAAGTGCTGACCTACCGGCACAACGGGGAGATTGGAGAATAATATGGGAAAATTGTATGTAGCATACGGAAGCAATCTCAACTTAAAGCAGATGGCTTATAGATGCCCCTCTGCGAGTATTTATGGCACTGGACAATTAACTAACTGGGAACTTTTATATAGAGGCAGTGCAACCAATTCGCACGCAACAATAGCCAAAAAGCATGGTTCATATGTTCCTGTTCTACTATGGAATATTGAACCAGAAGACGAGAAAAGATTAGATATATATGAAGGATATCCCCGATATTATTATAAGCAGAATGTAATGGTTGATATTGGTGGGAAAAAGAAAAGAGCTATGGTCTATATTATGAACCAACAGCGTACACCCGGAAGACCATCTTTGACCTACATAGAAACCATCCGGCAGGGATACATTGATAACAATTTTGATTTAACACTATTTGAGAATTCATTGGATAGAAATACCATTGAATGCAGATAAATATTGTGGTATAAAAAAAGACGTTCGGTCCTTGAACGTCTTTCTCTATGACAGCAGTGTTGCAGCACTACTTGTCTGACGAAATCAAGGAGCCGGATCTGGTGTGGGTAATCTTCGCATAATCATTTGGCACCCTAACAATCAGTTCATCGAGTTCGCAATGTAGAGCCTCGCATATTAGGTCGAGGTGTTCCAAATTCACTCTATCTGTGTACTCATGGTACAATTCGCTGATGGTGTTGGGTCTGATTCCGGTTGCCCTGGCCAGATCCGCCTGACTCCATTTCATTTCGCCGAGCTTTGTAGATAGTAAAATTCTTATCATACGTCGTTGCTCCTTCCGTTATAAAATAGCATTTTCTGACATCTTTTTGTGTCGTTTGTTATTTTATAGCGGATTGTGTTATATCTTATCGGTATAGGTTATGGAGCAACTGACCGTCTTGACTATTACAGTCTGTTTCCATAATCTTCATCAAGAGAAATCCATCTGTCTCTGTCTTTTTCTCCCGATTTTAATAATCCCCAGATTTTAGCTCCCGGACCTTCAGCTGTATCAATGATTGTAAATACATTTTTACCAGTATATTCCGGACTTCCATTTTTCTTCCAGTAATCATAAGTAGTTCCTGGTCCTTTTCTGATTCTGAGATCAGGAATTGTTACCCGGAACTTAAAAGGAGTACCATCATCTTTGATGCAAGGATAGATCTCATTACCATCATTATCAAATACCTTGTATCCGCTATTCTGCTTGCATAATTCAATGGCATTGTTCTGATTCTTGAATGCTCCAATCTGTGAGCCCGCATCATCCCAGCTCTTTCTTACTCTGTAATATCCCGTGCCTGCTGTCTGCTGCTTCTGCTCCGGTGTTGCTTTGAATGATACATATTCAGGTATGGTTGTGATAAAAAGCCCGCTCTTTAACTTGTACCACTTTTCATCTGCTGATATACCAACCACAGTGAATGTGCCTGCGTGTTCAACATGATCAACATACTTGTCCAATATACAAGGTGCTTTTCTTACATTAAGTCCATCATCCCCCGTGTAAATAATCTTCACAGAACCGCTCAAAGGATTGACAGCCTGTGAACTTGTATCATCGCTGCTGTTATCTACTGGTGTATCTGGCACTGTGTCAATTGCCTGTCCTCCCATGGCTTTCTTGACATCTTCTCTAAACTGATCCATAGTAAGTCCAAACTTATTCCAAATGTGCTCAACATCTCCATGATTGCTTGCGATGCCTCTCTGATTTCCCTCATGATGTGAGATAATTACACCATCCTCCAATGGATTTAGCCCAAATTCCTTGCACCATTTAGCAAATACCTGTACTGCATTCGCATATGTTGCAAGGACATGTCTCTTGGTATTACTTCCATCTCCTGTCTCAATCCATGTAGCCCCTCCCACATACTTAATTGTAGCCGGCTCTGTCATTTCAAGAGATAAATGTGTGTTGTTGACACTGCCATTCTTTCCGCTTGCTCCATGCCATCCTCTTCTAGCCTTTTTCCTCTCCGGGAAAAGAGGTAAACACTGAATTGCATAAGCGTCAGCGCCTGTAACTGCATGAACACAGGCTCCTGTAGAAGTCTCCCAAATCTTTGCAAATACTTCCGGCTTAGGCTGCGGACACCCTACACTATGTAACATAGAGCCCTTTACAGTAATTTCATCTCCCGTTTTATTGCAGGGACTATTCGTTGCAATCTGCTTTCTGATTTCAATTCCCATATTCAATTCCTCCATTTCGTCATACTGTGTTAATTCATATTTCTTTATGATTGAGCAAATCTTAGACACATAATTTATATCTGTGGCATATCCTCCAGCTTTAATGATTTCAACCGCTTTTCTGTAGTCTTTTTCGTTTGCGATACCACAATATCTATGTTCCGTTCCATTCATAGCACCAACAAGATACATTGAATGGTCCTTTATGCTCATTTCTATGTCTGGATATGCCCTAAAATCCGCTTTGATAGTATAAATTTTTCCGGCCTCATCCTGCTCGTTTGTGACTTTTGTGTATTTTGATACTCTATCCCATACACTTCCCCACGAGTTGCTGCTCAGAGAGCATTTCATGCCGAAGTAATTATTAGCTTTCTTCGCCAATTCAGATGTGCCCCAGGAACTTTCAAGAATAGCCTGAGCAATCGTGACAGAGGCGAGAATTCCGTTCTCTTTCATATCACTTATCGCATATCCACATATTTTCTGAATAAAATCCTGTTCTTTCATGTGTTCCTCCTACAAATCTCTTTGATCATAGTTATTTTGTTCATTATCCAATTCTTTTATGGTCAGTACACAAAGTGCAATTAGGCACAGCGGCCATGCTATTGATGCTAACACAAGAAATACCGGGAATATTACTATCCCCGGTGTATTCTCTGTGTGTCTTTTGGATATAGATTTATACATTGCCCTGCAAAGCAAAATCACTCCTGCTGTGAATCCTAAAATTGCAATGATTATGTAGACCATAATCACCGTTCTCATTTATCCTCCGGCTTATAGAACCTTTTCCAAATAGTAATCAGATATTCCCAACCTTTGCAGCAAACAATAGCAACAATGAATGAAGCAAAAATTACAGCCACGAGGTAATACCACACGAAGGTGATTTTCGCATATGAAATATATGCAAAAAAGGCTGTGACGCAAATTATAATTGACAGGATTAAGACCTGCAAAGATGTAGGAATTCTGTTAAGAATCCCAATCTCTTTTGTGAACTCTGTAATTACAGAAATCAGTGTACAGATAACCGCAACTACAACAAGTAACTGTGACGCATTAGCAATAATAAATTCCATGTTCATGATGATTCCTCCTATAAATAATCTCAACTAAAGTTACATTCCAATTTGCGTAAATGCAAATCCTAGGACAATTCCTATTACCGCAGTTATTACATAACCAACGACTTTTCTCCACATTTCTCCGTCTTTGCTTTCCAAAGACACGAGACGTTTCCCCTGTGCCTCCTGCTCCCTGACCATGCTTTCAACACTCTGTGCCAGTTTTTCTATTGATACCGTAAGAGCGTTGATCTGCTTGGTATTTTCCTCCAACTGTTCAATCCGTCGGTTCTGCCTGTGGTCTTCCTGCTCCATTCGCTTTTGGTATTCTTCATACTCAGCTCTTGTAATTGGATCCTCCATTGTTCTCTCACCTCCTTCCAAAGGGCATAAAAAAAGAGCCTTACGGCTCTAATTCGCTTTTCATATCGTTATACTGCCCGATAACTTCATCTACAATTGCTGTATCCTCCGCCAGTTTATCGTCCGAAAATTCCCTGTCATTTTTCAACAGTTGAATATCCGTTGCCTGTCTGGCTACGATTTTTCCAAGGCGGTATATGATTTCATCCTGTTTTTCAACCATATCCATATAAAGTTCGAGTAGTTCCAACATATTGTCTTCATCCATTGTCTGTATCAGCCTCCTTCGGATTGTGCGTAAGAACAAAATCCTCAAATATTTTCTTTTCCAAAGCCCTGCAGTCGCAATGGTCCATCAAGGCCTTATAACTCATAAGAGTGGAGCGGGCTCTATCAAGGTCTATCTCATAATCACGATAAAGCTCCTGTATTGTTTTTAAATGCCTTTTCATTCTCAGACTTGTGCTTTTCCTTAGTTTCACATTTCCAGGTCTTATTGTGTACCCGACAAATTCCATTCCATGTGATATTGGTCGAATTGCTGTCTTGTTATTTAGCTGCAACCTCAATTCATCACCAAGAAATTCTGAAAAACGATTCTTGTATCGATGCAACTCATCCTTATCCGTAGACAAGATAATCACATCGTCCATGTATCTAATGTAATATGGTATATGTTCTTCTCGCTTTGCCATCTGATCCATCGGATTCAGATACATATTCCCATACATGTGAGAAAGACCGCCACCAATAGCAATCCCTACATCCCACAGCATTTCATCATCGGGAATATCCAAAGGAGAACTAATTCCAACCGGAAGACCGAAGGCTCTGGATGCGTGACAAACATAGTGCTCCAAGAACCTCACAGCCTGCTTATCGCCAATTTTCTTCCGGATGATATTCATCAATATTTCATGGTTCATTCTATAAAAGAACTTCGCCACGTCCATTTTTAAGTAATACCAACGCTCGCCGCTTTTTTCGCAGTAGTCAACCCACTCTGCCAACCTCTGCATGGATTTTAGCTGCCCTCTTTCCTTAATACAAGAATAGGTATCGCTTATCATTCCTTTGCAGACTAGTGGATTTAATACATTATAAGCTGCTCGCTGAATTACCTTGGTTGTATAATCTGAATAGATTACTTTCCTCAGTTTTGGTTCATATACATAAAAATGGTGGTATATATCTGGCGGATATTCATGAGTTCGCAGTCGATCCATAACAGAATGCAAATTGCCCTCTAGGTCGCCCCAAAACTGCAACTGTTCTGTTTCGTACCGTTTCCCTGCTCTCGAATCCTTTTCGGCTTGGAGCAGATTCTCAAAAGATGTTATTTCAGTGTAAATATTTTTGATAGACATATTATCTCCTTTCAGAGCATTGCGGAGTTCTCATATTACCCATGATACTGTCGGCATTCGTGCCTACCATCAGCAATAGCCTCTGTGCTACCGCCGAACTTTTCTTGCATGAGCAAAGGAGACGGAATCCTTTACACCTCTGTACTGACTGCACACCCATTAGGTCTGCAGCATCTGACTTGAAGGCAGAGCGGAGCGGAAGCCGATGTTCCAGTTCGCATTGGAGCGGGGATTGTTGAGGTTCAAGTTGAAGACGCCAGCGTTGGCACCATTGTTCCAGTTGCCCCCGCAAATCGGCAAACGCAGTATTCCGTACCCTATTTGTTCACACTCTTTATCCATCCTCCAACCATTCTGCCAATTTCAACCACCAGACCGGACCATTGTTCATATTTTTTCGGAGGCAAAAAACCTAAATTATACGACAATCGGACATATGCCTTTAACTTTTCCACTTCTACATCTAATTCCTGTAGTGTAGTTTTCTTATAATACTTTTTGTTGGCCTCGATAATCCTCTCCAACATAACATCCATGCACCTCTTTATATCCACAACAAGGGCGAATTTCTCGCCCTTTGGGTATTGTGCCAATGCAGGATAAGCATAGTTCATCATATCGAAGGTCTTTTGTAATATCTTTAATTCCTCCATAAAGTCCCTCTATACCATATTTTTTTTCATTCTACCACACATAGTTCTGCTTCGGATTTATTTGTTATTTTATATCGCATTTCGTTATTGCAAGGTAAAAATAAAATAAGAGGCTGCTATCGCAGCCTCAGTCAGATTACAGTGCAACAGATTACAGATCAACAAAAGCGGAGCGGAAGCCGATGCTCCAGTACGCAGTGGAGCGGGGATCGTCGAGGCTCAAGTCGAAGACGCCAGCGCCGGCACCATGGTACCAGCGGCCCCCGCAAACCGGCGAACGCTCGCCAACAGGGTTGAACCAATGATAATCGCCTGCGTAATCTCCGTTTGGTTCATCTGGGTAGAGTAATAACATCTTTGCAATTTCTGGAGCAGTAAGCCCGCTTGCAAGTGTCATATCTTTATACTGTCCACCAACACCGCTATCAGTCTTATATGTAATCGCACCAGAAGTAAGCTGAATTTTGCCAGATACCCAATCCCACTTTAATGTTCCGGCTGTTCCAGGTTCTACAAGCGAGCCATCCGCCTTAATTGCTTTCCAGAGAGTAGAGGATGCCGACATATCACATTTGCTACCCATCGCTGCATTATTGTATGGAATGATCTGGATTTCTCCATCAACAAGACGCATGCCTGCATTCCACTCCCATACATTTCCGTTTAAGTCACAAATGCCATCTCCGTGATGGTTATGGTTCCATGTTACAGGTCCAGAACCTGTGAAACATCTTCCAGTTTTTCCGCTATCCTTTGAAGATTCCTCGCCGTGTTCATGTGTATAAGCCGAATCTTTTCCGTAATTATTGTTTCCATGTGGCATAGTGCCATTCTTGCGGCACCAGAGAGCAATATAAGCCCACTCTGCCATTGTTGCAAGGTGAAAGCCCGCTCCTTTATTTTCGCAAGCCTTTCTTGCAGCATCCCAATTTATGGAATTTGCAGGATCTCTGTGTCCGAGAGAATATGCCCTTTCATTTACAATAATATTCTGATACTTGGAATAATAAAAAGCGGTCTTCTCGACACTGTCCACATTAAACGCATAATGAACATTATCGCTAAGGCCGCTTACAAGCTCTGAATTTTTTCCTTTTGGAATTCTTACATAAATTGATGGCATTCCGATGTCATCCAGTAATACCACATTTTTTCCGCCTGACAGCTCGCTTACCGCAGCTGCCATCTGATCATAATTTCCCATAATAGTCCTCCTTATTCGATTGCATATAATTTGAGCGTAACATTTGCCATATTGAACGGAACAGGGGTTCTTTCCATAATTGTTTCGCTGCTGTTTTCTACCTCAGGATCATAATCTGGATTAGGAACTTCCTTTTCAACATACTGCCTTGCCGGAATCTCAATTTGTGCTGCATACTTTTCACCAAGCTGGCCAGAAGTAATCATCCCATTCTTTGCAATGCAAATGTCAACACATTCATCATTATCTCTTTCCAACTTTTCGCAATTGAGCATCAATTCATCAGCAAATGTAATCTTATTTTTCGATACACTGTACTCAATTTTCTTTCCAACATTTACCTCTACGACTTTCATCTGTCATACCTCCTTAATTCTCTGCAGGCTTCGCCTGTCTTCTGGGCTACGCAATCTGCCATATCTCTTTGTGCTTTGGTTGCATGTTCCGGATTGATACCATAATCACGAAGGGTTCTGTTTGTTTCAGCTATTCTTTCGTCACTATGAATAATGATATTTGCCACTACACCGTACCTCCTCCCTGTACAAAGCAACGAACAGTCACACTTTTAGCACTGCCTGTAAAAGCAATCTTAAAACCATTCACCTGCTTATCATAGACAACCACATCACCAACATTTACAGGATTGCCTTGTACTTCTGTGATAACCCTGTAATCCAATGTGCTACGCATATTTGCAAGCGCCACAGTCTTAACAGAATTATTAAAATAGAAATCCTTTGTGTTGGTCAATGTAACTTCAAGTTCCTCACCATCAACAGACTCTACGCTTTGCTGAGTATGCTTTACATTCTCTAACAAAAGAGCCAACATAAGTGAGTTGTTATGAATGCCCTGCTCCATGTGATTGAAGTGTTCGGCATCCATTGGAGTTCCCTCCTGGATAATTTCGTCCGAATTTTTGTCCTTTACTTCATCAAGCCACTGTTCTGGTGTGTATGAGCCAGTTCTGTTGCCTTCCAAATATTCTGGTAATACATTCATCCCTATTCATCTCCTTTCTCGTAAATTGGGAATTCAAATTTAGCTAACACACCCTGATTTGCCGTCCTTTTAACGGCAACTTCCAGTCCTCCACAAATGCGACCGGTAATGTCCCAAAGGCGAATTCCGGTAATTGTGTGGGCTGTCTTGGGAGTGGTGAGCAAACTTACAATAAAAACAATCTTGTTGCCTGTGATTTTCTTACTATTGATTTTGGCATCATACCATTTTCCATTTACTTGGTACTGGAATTTATGAATAGACTCCATCCATTCCTGCCGTCTTCTGTTTAGAAAATCTTTTTCCCAGAATCCCATCTTGCTACCTCCTATTCTTTATTTCCACAGCTTCTGGTTCCACATCGTCTGATGGTAGCCGAAGCAATGAATACATTTACATCTGCCTCTGTTTCTGATGATGAAACAGCAAGCGTCTTATATGCTTTCCCGGCTTTATGTTCCGGAGAAGCATATAACTCCGTAGGTGTGCCGAGTAGTACCATATCATCTGCCTCAATTTTGCTATTAACACCCACTGATAAAGAATTTGCCAGCGTTCCTCCTCCAGAAGTCTGAAGACCGGAAGCCGGCATAGTATATTTCTGTAGATAAGCATTCCTTTCCACAAGTATTTCTTTAGGTATTACCATTCCTTGCGTCGCCCTATTGGGCTTTAATCCTGCCACGCTTTGTCCGGATTGCAAGAAATCTACTATGTGCAAATTACTATCTATTTCTATCTCAACATCTTCTGCAAATGTTTTTCCAAGTGTAGCATTATAAGCAGTTCCTCCTATTCGGATAGTTCCCGTTTTGCTTGCATCAAAAGCGGCTATCAAGGCATTTGTATCCTGTTCGCAACGGATTTCGATAATAGTACCGAGTGTTGCTCTCCTCGGATGCGTACCACAAACAATGGTATTGCACCTCGGGACATCATACGAAGAAATCCAAAAATTAAAGGCTATCTCAACGATAGCCTTGATATAATACTCAAATTCAATTCTGACACCCGCAGGCTTTACCATTGGAACCTCGCCCAATGTAACAACTTTGCCTCCCGGTGTAAGGAATGGCGTCGTAAGTATAATCACCGCAGGCAGAGCCGGATCCTCTCTGTAATAAATTGGAGATACATCCCACAGAAGTGCCAATCCATCCATAAGATCACGATAAGTACATTCGTTTGTATTGACCAGCATTTGATACTTTAAGAACTGCCGGTATCGTTCATCGCTGATAACCGGATCTTCAACATCTATGCCAGCTAAAACACCTGCTTCTTTTCGTGTAAGAGTTACAATATCTCCTACCATATCCAAATTCGCACCAACAGCACTCTCTAAATCTGTCTCTGCGTCAAGTTGTTTGAACACCCTATGTAAATCTTCCATTTGTTTTGCAAATACCGAAATAAGGTCTTCTATGTGCTTCTTTCCTTGAAACTGCTGTGGTAAATCGTCTAACCATTTATCAAGAATGCCCACTATATACCACCTCAATTCTTGTGTCGGCAATGACTATTTTCTGTCTGCTTTCCACACTTACATTTACTTTCGTGTACTCTTCACTGGTTGGTATATGCTCACTATCCTTTGTTGCTGCACATTTGATGTCAACATAGGTTACACCACCGACTGCAGAATAAATTCCATCATTAAAAGTCTGGGACAACATATTGTCGCCAGCCTGCAACTTTGAGGCATCTTCTACAATTGATTCTATTGTCAGATTTGCGTAATTAGTAGGTAAATATGACTTATCAGCATCCAAAGTAACTTTCATCCATACATAGATATATTCTGGTCTATTGAAACTTACAGGGATAGAATCTCCATACTCTGTTGCCACATTAACAGTAATAGAACCGAAGGTTTGAATTCCAGCAGCTTTTTTATCTAAAATAATACTTGCAATGCTTGTTTCATCTCCTCCGTCCACAATTATTTCAACACTGTGTGGTGGTCTTCCTTCTTTATCCGTATCATCCGTATCATTTTCATATCCTGTGGCACTCTCGACATTCGGAACATTATTTATCAGTTGCGAGCAAATACTGTCTATCATTCTTGTGGACCGAATAGCCGATTTTGCAAGATATGAATGTCTAAGTTCCACATCTGTTTCCTGTAATCTTCCATAAGTTGGTTCGATTAGATTCTCAACAGCATTAAATCCACTGATATTGGTAATCATAACAGTGATTGTTCCATTCGGGAATATGAGTTTTCCATACTCTACTGTGGCAAAATCAGCAAGAGTAGTGACACTTGATGTTGTTAAATTGTCTGACAGAACCAGGATGCCACTCCTTGAAGATGATTCGCAAATTATATCAAGCGTAATACTGCTTTCATTCACCGACACTTTATATCCATCTGGCTTAACAACCTTACTCAGCCCCTCAATAATAGACAATTCATCATCAGAACTGCTCGTAAAACTATACTGAACACCATTTATTGATACGGAATAAATAGCTCCCGTTACAGGAGCAGCAACTCTTATTGACACCCGATTGAAATTTTCTCTTGTTATAACGAATTCAGATACAGCCGAAAGCTTAGCTTGCGGTGCTGTGTTTGTCGCAACTGTAGCACCTTGTCTCACGGTTGTTCCATCATCACCAGTACAATGCAGTGTATAATAACTATATTTATTAGGACTTCGTCGGATTCCGCCATATTGAACAGCATTATCCAGACTTACTCCTTCAGCTGTAGACGGATATTTTGCATAATAACTGGCCTGTGCCACTTCCCAAAGCTCGGAAATTTGTCCGCCGTATGTTGTTATTAGTACATTCAGAAATGATTGAGGATCCAATCTGGTGTTAAATCCAAATTTTCCAGAAAGTTCTGAATGAAGTTCCTCCAATATTTCATCCAATCTTTTAATCTCAAATCCTTTATCTGTAATTCCATATTCAGCCACCAATCTTCACCTCTTCCTTATATGTTTTTTCATCTGTAACAGCTTCGTATCGGATTACTGCCGACCTTTTCAAGCTATCAATTTCTATAGATACATCATTAACTTCCGTAATTTCGTCCACATTGAAAATTTGTTCTTCTATCAATTCTTTAATCTGGTCTATATCTGGATTTTTCACAAAAAGATATTCAAAATACGGAACACCGGCTTCATCATCCCATCTCCATTCTTGAAAAAACCACTTTAACCGAATTTTTATCTTTTGGCGAACAGAATTGGCAAGGACAATGTCTGTTCCCTTGAATGCCAAGTCACCATTACTGTCAAGCAATATATCCACTTCCTCGCCTCCTTCTTTATTTTGCCTTTGATGTGTCTCCGTGCACACCTGCATGAGTGTGATTTATAAGAGATACATTCTTTGCTTTTACATCGCCACTCACAATCAGGTTTCCTTTTATTTCCACATTTTCTTTATTTATAGATAACTTAGAATTTCCATTCTGCAATATTATGCTTTCTTTGCTGCATGCCTCTTTCAGTGTCGCACTTCCCTTATTAAGCAGCCCCGGTATTGCTATTGCACTTGTCAAGTCAAAGCGAATGTCATTTTCAGATTCACCGCCTCCAATCCATGCGTCCAGTTCCTGTTCAGAAACTATGAGCAGGCAATCCATTCCTGCTGTTATCGGGAATGCGATATAAATATCATTCATTGGGCTTTGAGGAATGATAACTGGAACTTCTGTAACTGTTGGATATGCCATCTTTCTGCCGGCATCAGTCGTATATGTTCCATAAGGTTTTACAGTAGCAAAGCCTGTTCCTGCATTGAACGCAGTTATTTTTCCCGGTATAGCAGTGTGCATCTCTTCCATTACTGACCGTGCTGTTTTTTCAACCTGTTCTACAAATTCTTGTAACATTATTTCACCTCCAAAAGCTGGGCTGTACATATCCAATCGCCCTCAAGGTTGTCGCCATCAATCGTCAACTTATAAATCCTAAAATAGCCACGTACTTTGTCACTTTCCAGTCTTACATAATCATTCACACCAATTGCTCCATTCAAAAAATACTTAACCTCATAGCCTATCTGACTATTGCTTTTTCCACTGCTGGAATCGTCACCCTCTGATGAAATAGTTATACGCTTAGGCACCTCTAATAGTCCCGTATCGGAACTTAAAAGATATGCCCTAGTCGTAATAGGTTCGTTTGGCTTTCTTATCTGTAAAACGGAATTCTGAATAGACCAAGAAAGACCACATGTTTTACACAATTTCTTCAGTACAGTCTTTGCAGGGCCAACAAAACTGAAACCATGCGGTAAAACCTTAAACTTGCAGCCTTTTGAGTATATAACTGATACTCCCATAGCACCTGCAATCTCGTCAAATACCTCCTTACTGTCAACTCGTCCAGAGCGGGATATCTCCACATATGTGTCTCTCAAGGCTACTCTTCCATCCACAACCTCCAACTCTGTCATTCTGTCAGCCCCATCCATCTCTGTTGATGATGTAACTACATTTCCTGCCAGAATCAATGCAATGTGATTGGCATATCCCGCCTGTAATTCAATTACGCAATCTTCCGTGTCAAGGACGCTGAGATTGGCAGGGGATAAATTCCATATTTGTACCTTGGCTGTATTGGCAGTTTCTGATGTCGATTTTTCAATGCTAAAACTTATATGCAATGCATGCGGATTCTCGGTTGAAGTTTGACCGATTTGGAATCCGTTATGCCCCATTTTTCCAGCCTTCATAAGATATCTTCTGATAAAATTCTCCTGTGCCATTTTAATCCTCCCATTCATCCCAAGGTATAAAAACAAATTCTGCGGTTCCATTATTGAAAGATTCCCTTGTAAGTCTTGTTTCTTCACTAATTGCGCCGAATATTCCATCTGGCAATGATGTGAAATTCATAAAATGTGTCAGTGGGAAATTAGGCACAATCTTGGTCGGAGAAATAATAGGATTTTCGTCTGTGTCTGATAATCCAAAGCTCCAAAAATCTTCTGTTCCATTGTATGTAAAGCGGATAAGATACTCTTTTTCAGCAATCGTCACCGACGATACACTATCGTTCATATCCGGAACTGTAATATAAAGCATCTATCCACCTCCTATAAGAAACCGGTTTTCTTTCCAATGTTATAAAGTATTGAACCTTTCTTTCCGCTACCGGATTTGTTTCCTGATCCTCCAGAGCTTCCAGATTTGCTCGACGAAGAACTTGAAGAATTTGAACTGCTGGATGATGTTGTCGCTGTTCCTGCACTCTTCTTTGATTCTCCACTCTGCAAAATATATTTAGGTATGTAAACCGTTTTTCTTTTGGTTACATACACTTTCTTTAATGAAAACTGTATCTGTCGTGCGTACCCAATTTCCGAACTATGAGAAATTGACATTGATGTAATTCCCATATTGGTATATATCTTGTCTGTAGTGACAACCTTTACCAATTTTCTCCGAAAATACAATTTCTCAAACTTCTCACATATCTTCTTGGTTCTGCCCGCCGATGGGCTATGTCCTTTGCGATTCCGCCATGTAGCGGGGCTATCACTTATATATAATGTGATGCTTAACTGAATAGGCTTTAATATAATTGTGTCAGATACATTGTACCCATTCTCAACAGGATACTCGGGAATGTCAGCAGAATAACTAATATCCTCGCTGATTAGAGCATCCCCTTCTATTCCGGCAATGCTAACCGGTTTTAGATTTCTTGCCATTCCTTTTCACCTACCTTGCATATGCCAGCCCTTTAGCCATATAGCTTGTGGCATCCTGTGCCGACTGTTTCATGCCCTTCGATACATTCTGTTGTGCCTGAACATCACTACCAGAATAAGAGTTATTGAAGGTGTTATTCTGAGTTACATTTGTTGTATTACTTGTGTTGCTTACTGCACTTCCAGTTGCTGTTGCGGCTGAGGCAGTTGCCCCCTTCATAAGAGTTGATATGCCACCAGCAAGCCCCTTAACTTTATCAAGGACAGTGTCTTCATTTGAGCTGATACCTTCGGCCAGTCCGCCCATAAAATCAGGCATCCAACTTTCATAATCAGTTAATGGTCCTTCATCCGGAACTGAGAAATGCAGAAATGATTTGATCTTATCTCCAATACCTTTTACAGCATTTACAATCCCCTGCACACCAGACATAATTCCGTTTTTTAAGCCCCCGATGAAATCAGCACCCCATTGGACCGCCTTCGACGGAAGGCTTGTTATAAAGCTGATTGCCGCATTGAATCCATCAACAATCGCAGATTTGATATTCCCCACAGCACCTTTAATTCCACTCACTATATTATTGAATGTGGAACTTACGGAATTAGCTATGTTTGAAAAAATACTACTGAAAAAGTTGTATATGGACTGCAATACTGAAACTATCGTGTTATAAGCAGAATTGATTGCATTTGAAATAGTGCTTGTTATTGTGTTCCATATTCCTGTCAAGAAAGAAACTATTCCATTCCATATTCCAGAGAAAAATGCACTTATTGCACCCCAAATTGCGTTCCAAAGTGCCTGCAGAGCACCTAATCCAATAGTCAGAACTGTTGATATTGTGTTCCATGCCTGCTGTAAGAAAGCTACAATCATATCCCATATTCCAGAGAATATCTGTTTGATAGCCTCCCATGCTCCAGACCAGTTTCCTGTGAATACAGAGCTTATAAAATTCGCAAGTCCTTTTATTACTTCGAGGAATCCATTTATAAACTGTCCGCAGTTGTCCCACAGCCCTTTAAACCATGCAAGTATCGTAGAACCCCACGCATTCCAAAATGTCTGGATCCATCCAAATACAGTTTCTATTACAGTCGCAATAGCATTGAATACAGCACTCCCAGCTTCATATAAAGCATCCCAAACCGCTGACAAAGCATCGAGAATAGCTTGCCATACAGCTAAAAGTTTGTCCTTCGTACTTGTTGTGGAACCATCTATGCTATCTTCCGTTCCTCCAAATATCGTTGCCGCCAGCTGGGAGATAAATGTCCATACCCCACTCAGGAATGTTTTTATGATTCCCCAAACTCTCATGAAGTTAGCCTTTATACTTTCTCCATGCCTCTCGAAGAACCCTTTAACAGTATCAACCCACATTCCGGCAGCTTGCTTGAGGAAATCCCATACATTAAGCAGAAATTCTTTAACTTTCTGCCATGCTTTGAAAATAGCTTCCCTGGCATTGTCTGCACCAATACCTGCCTTGTCAAATATTGTTCCAATAACCGAATCATTTCCCATGAGGAAATTTATAAAATCTTCAACAATCAGCGCCAACAGCACTACCGCCGCCACAATAGCCAAAGTCTTCAAATTTGCCAAGCTGAATAAGCCTTTCATTTTTGTAAGTAATGTAATAAATGCCTTTGCTCCAGATATGATTTTGCTCCAATTCATTACAATAAAAAAAGCTCCTGCAATAATAGCCAAGAGCTTCAGAGCGTTATCAACTCCACCAAGTTTATCTATAACATTCTTCACCATTCCCATGCCCTTCTTTGCACCTATTTGCAAAGTCTGCATCATTCGATCAATAGCCGGTTTCAATCTTTTTACTAAAGCATGCATACCATTGAATGCTTTGGTTAGGATTCCTGTCTCCGATGTCAGTTTTTTCATCCCTACAGTTGCCTTTGATACCAAAGAATTAAGCAGTTTTAACACCATTACTGCCGGCTTTAAGAACGCATTTCCAGCAGCCGCTTTCAAATCCTGCACATTCTGTTTCAAATTGCCAAGCTGATTGGTCCAAGTATCAGATTCTCTTGCTGCCTGTCCTATTGCACCAGAGGCTTTGTTTGCATCCTCTACCATCTGTAAAAGTGTCAACTGTTTTTCCGCTTCTGATAAATCTTTAAATGACTTCCCATACAATGCATTTGCAGCTGTATTTCTCGTTGTCTCAGTACATGAAAGACCGAGAGCAGCGTCGTTTTCAAAATTACCTTTCAAGAAAGACTGGAGGGAATTGGTTACATCTTCTATGCTTCTATCATAGAATGCGGCAGAATCCGCAACAGCTTTCATGGATCGGTCTGCGATATCTAACGCGTCAGCCTGTTCCATTCCGGTTGTCTTTGCAAATGCGGCAATCTGGGTAAAACTACCTTTCATTCTATTTACGGTTACTCCTGTTTCATCAGCAATCTTATCCAATTTATCCGAGGCATCCTGTTCCAAATCTCCGAACACCTGAGAAAACTGTGACTTTAATGCCTCTGCATCTGCCGCCGCTTCTGCTAAATTTGCAATACCGGCAATTGAAAAGCCTATGCCAATAGCGCCTAAAAGCTTTGAGGCCATATTTTTCACTCCCTTAATGGCACTCTCCGCAGCACTAACGCTTTTCTGATCAACTTCAATGCCAAATGCAACCGCAATATCTCTTATCGTCAATGTTATTCCCTCCTTTCTCTCATTTCCTCCGCCTTTCCATTCTGAATATCCATATCCATACGATATAAAGCATATAGCTTCAATGCCTCATCTAAAGTGTAATACTCCTTTAATTCAAACATTGAAGCTATTTTTGCTTTAATCAGTATGTACATTCTTAACTCCAGTTCGGAAAATTGTGAGGTGTCAAGTTTTCCGTATTTTACAATATCGTCCTCATCTTCTTCACTAAAGCCTCGCCTGCTTTCCCAGATGGGCCGGCGAGTCTCTTGAAAAAACCATTAAAATTCAAACGAATAACGTAAAAAGCGAGAATGAACATATCCTGTACATCCCCGCAAAAAATCTCATTTACAATATCCATATCAAGGATTTCCTGCTCATATTCTCCGGTTTCTACACCATCTTCATCCTCAACAGGAAGCTCAACTGTGACATTCTTATATGCAATAAGCAATTTCTTCATCATGGATTCCACTTTCTTCCCAGAAAACCCTTCCATGCTCTTTGAAATAGAAGCTGCGGCATCATTTACATCAACATCCAGCAGACCGCCATCTTCTCCGTTGCCCTCATCTTCATTACCACCATTTCCAACAAGTGGCATAAGCGCCGCAAGGACAGGAGTAAGCAACGAAGCTAAATCTCCCGTTAAATTTGCGGCAATCATAGCCGGGAAAGGTCTGATATAGAAATTCAGACCTCCGATAGTTTCTTTCTTTGGTTCAAGCTGTTTCAATCTTGCCATATTACACCTCCTAATTTTCTACACCATCAGCCACTACAATCTCCCACTCACGATTGTTCTGTGCTTTTCCGTAAGTTTTGCTTGCAAGTTTAGTGATCCAACCGGTAGAAGCACTGAATTTCTCGTTTCCAACAAGGTCCTTAACAGTAACAGGGAAAAATCCCTTACCATTTTTCTTCATCTTCTCATACATCTTCTTGCAATATGCATTTGTTTTAGAGTTCTGAAGAACAGATACCTTTACGGTATAGATAGATGATGGATCTACACTCACACACACCTCTCCATCAGCTCCAGCTACATAGCTATTGCCATCGCCGGCAGGCTCAATTACGATAAAACTATCGTCTGCAAAGCCGCTCGCAATATGATTTCCAAGTGCAAGTGTTACTTTTTTCGGATTATAAGTTGTTACTCTTGGCATTTACTTTCACCTCCTTCTATGCGTACACAAGATTTCCATTGATATTTACAACCTGGATTGCTCCAGCTAATTTAGCTGTAAATTTGCAGCCTGTTAACTGTCGGGATGCCTTTTCTGCATCACTCATACCTGCAGACGAAGGTACGATAATTGTATATCCCGGAATCTCGTTATCATCGTCGTCATACTCAGTCGGAGCAACGCCCCCTACTTTCTGCCCCACTTTTAATGATTCCTCCATCTTGCCTTCAACCGCAGTAATACCTTCATCAGTAAAAGGCACTTTCGAGTTCAGCACAAGAAGATTAAATACTCTTTCCTGCATGTCATTCTTTAACCAATCTCTGAATCGAATTGTGTCAATCCATTCGTTTCCAAGCACCTTGCCGCCCATTGAGCTTGTGACGTTCTTTTTAGCATAAGTTGTAAAATATGTAACATAATTTCCATCACAGTATTTTTTCATATCAGTCGATAACTTGCACGGATATACCGCAGCCAGTTGTTTTAATCCCCATATTTCACTTCCTGGATCATATCCAAAGCACTTAGCCATCATTGCCAACGAAATATAATAATTTTCGTCCGGTGTTTCCTCAACATCAGGAACACCACCTCCATAGACAGCAAAACTGCGGAAATAATTTGTTGTACTAACCGGCAAAGTCTGCTCAACAAATGTAAATCCAAAGAGTTTCTTATTGGCTTCTGTCCATTTGATTGTTTCTTCAATATCTGCTTTATTAAGAAATGCTTTTGATAAAGCAATTCCATACCATCCGCCAGCTTCCTTCGCCCTGTCAAGAGTAACGCTAATTTTCTCATATGTAACAGGATCACTTTCATCACTCGCAACCTGTCTCGCAATAACATAAACAAGACTCGGCTTTGGTGATTGTGAAAATGCCACATTCGCCATAATGTATGCCTGCGATTCTGTTGAAAAGCCATAGTCCGCAAGTTCTCCTGCCTGCGCTACACTAATGACTTTTGTTCCGATATTGTCAGTTGATTTCTTTCCAGCAACAGGTCCTTCAACAACAAGTAATACATTGTTGAAGCTTTCGTCACTTGAACCCGGAGTAGAAATCTCAATGTCTACATTAACAATATCATCAAGATTATTTCTAATTGCCATTGTTTGGTTCCTCCTGTATTCTTATTTCTTCTATTGCATAGGTTTCTGCCTCTACAAATTCTTTCATTCCTCCACCGCTCGGATTTGGAACTGCTTTGCTTTCCAAAACTCCATATTTTCCATCTGCTAATCCGACATACGATACCGTAAATTCGCACATTGAACGATAATTAAATTTCGTGTCTCCAATCAGCTCTGACAAATCCCGTATTGGTGGATTCATAACAATAGTTACATCTTTTTTTGCCAGCTCTTCTGTTATTCCGTCCGAATCAAGAAATCTGATAAACTCTTCTAAGTCCTCAACTGCAGTATTTTCATAGTAGCTGCTGTTTCCAGCTTTAACTTCTCTTCCCACAGTGTACAAATTGATTTCAAAAGTAAAATCATAATTGTAATATCTATGTTCTCTTTCATCATCCGACAAAGGAAATGCTGACCTATTCAAATTACTATATCCAAGTGTTATATATGGTGGTTTAGGTGTAACTCCTTTGGTTTTTGTCCACACCACCATTGCACCCGGATGATACCGTTTAACAAGTTCGTAAATAAACTTTTTAACCTCTGAAAATGTCATTCTGTTTCCTCCATTTCAGAATTGCTTGGCTCTTTGTTCTCGCTGACAGGTATCAGCTTGAATGTCGATGTCCAATGCTTCAAAATTGTGTTCTGGCTCAATCGAGAGGACATGCACTCGAACCATCGTCCATCATACAGGAGCTGGTCTGATCTAACACATTCTTCCTGCTTCGATGTTCTGATTGAAAAATTACCAAATGTTTTCAACATCTGTTCATCTCTGCTCCCGCCAGCTTCTATCACTTCATCATCCGACATAGTCTGCACATCAAGAACAACTTGGATGTCTTCGTATCCGGCAGTCGGATATCCATCTATAATCTGGTCTTTCCCATATCTTCTCAATGTGTATGTGTTTCCAAAGAATGGCATTAGTCAGACCCTCCTTTCTCCTGTATTACATAGTTAATTGACTGCCTCATGCGGCCTGTATCAATCAATGGCTTATCAGAACCTTTCCTTTTAATCGTTTCCGGAGAATTCGGAACAAAATCGCCATTAACAATCTCTTTCTGTATCAAACCTTTCTGAAACACTCCTATTTTCTTTAGTACATCTTCTGCAGAGCCACCTTTTACCAGCTGCGTCCTCATTGACTGCAAAAAGGCATTGATTTCAGAAGAATGAGCGTCAACACTATCTCGCAGGAATGGTCTCGACGGAATATGGACAGTTCCAAGTTCATTGAACATTGCGATATCAACCAAATCCACACCATTGTCGCTACCAGCTCCCTGCTGTATGCCTATTCGTACCTCCAGTTTGTCAAGGTCCTCTAACATCTTCTGAAACTTCTTGCCATCAGCAGTAACTTTCTCTCTGACTTTAACCGCCATAATCAACACCCGCCGACACAATTGTGACAATGCAGCGCTTTCTCAAATTAAGATACTGCATACCATACACCGTTAATCCGAATTCCGAATCCGTCGCAGTGTTTCCTGCCTGATTATTGGAAAAGGACACCGATGTCTCACCTTCCGAAACAGAAGATAATCCAATGGTGTCCCCTATCGTTCCTATGCCGATTGTCTTTCCTAAACCAGACATTTTCATTTTATGTGCCGCTAAATATGCCAAAGCCTGCGGATACAACTTTCTGAACCTCTTTTTGCTGATAAGTGGCTCTGCAAGAGATATGAAAGTCTGTACTGTATCATCTGGTACATCTGCAAACTCGTCCATAGTCTTTCTTATAATTTCAAAGGCATCCACAATGGTCACCTCCTACTTGCTGAGTTCGGCTACAATTTTCTCCTTTAGAGTATCAACGGTATCATCGTCCGTTACCTCAAGTCCCATCCCTACAGCTTTTGTAAGAAGGTCATCTTTCTTCATGGTCTTTACAGCTTTAATCTCAGCTTCCTTGGTCTTTGCTGCCTTTTCCTGCTCTGCCTTATACTTTGCAATAGCTTCCTCTTCGATACGAGCTTTTTCAAGGTCACTAATACCTGTTTTCTCCTCCGCAGAGACATTCTGGGAGTCAACCACAATCCCTTTCTGCAGATAGTAAGAAATTACCGGATGGGTTTCCATTCCCTCCGGTAACTCTAAATCCGCTCCAGGAAGGAGTGGCTCTCCGTTGATTCCGATAATCTTTCTCGACTTATTGATAATCTTCATAATGTCATTTCCTCCTTAAATTCCGTATGCAAGAAGCATTGATAACGGATAATAAATGATAAGTCCGGCAGTTCTTGTTTCGCAAGGAATCTCTGTCTCGAGTTTCTGTACCTGCAATGGGTACTGGTAGAACGGAAGTGGGATTTCCAAACTGAACTTTTCCGGATCCTTTGTGTACATAAATGCAACATTCTTTCCTGTAGGATTGATATCAGTAGCGGAATCCTGTAACTCTGCCATACTCTCGAAGTTCTTTAAGTATGGTGCATGTTCTTTGATAAAGCTGAGTACAGTAGTCTCCGTATCTGGAATTCTTCTTGTTGAAAGATCCATGTAAATGTACGATGGAAGAGCTAATGTATCAGGCTTTTCGATAGACATTGTAATCTTGTCAACAAATTTCTGCATGCCATTGATATCCTCAAGAATCTGATCAGCAGTCTTATGTGCCCAGTCTGTGTACTTCTTTCCATCAACTTCAACCTCGGACAAAGTGTACAGAGGAATGTCGGTACCATCAGAGAAAATGCCGACAAGGTTATGCTTCTTATCACCTGCAAAAGCAATCTTATTAACCATATAATCTGACGCTCTTCTTGCAGCTGCACCTTTTCTGGCATCAAGAGACTTTCCTGCCATTCTGGAAGCTCTCATTTCCTGCACATTGTAACCGTAGCTGTCACCGACGGACTTAATAGAAGCAGTGTGGGATTCGCCCTGTACGTCAACTCTAGGAAGGTCTGTGGCATAATTGTTAATAATTGCCGCCATACCGGTAATATCATAGCTGTAATATGTTGTGGTTTCTGCTCCCTCATTAACCTCAGAAGTGATAGGGAAGCAAGACAATGCAGAGAGCTCCGGATACTGCTTGTCATAAGTCTTTGTCTTTACCTGGTCAAGTTCTCTGGCAAAGAATACAGTTGCAGATTCAACACTATCAAAACGAAGCTGCTCGCTTCCCGCAAGCCCCTTAACAAGGGTAGAGCTCTTTAATGCACTGTAATCATCCATGTTAAAATCTTTCATTCGTGAATACCTCCTTCTTATTTCTCCGCAGCTTTCACAACCGCACCCGGTCTGAACTCTGCGTTTGCAATACCATTATCAGTTTCTCCAAGGAAAATAGCATTTACTTCCACCTTGGTTGCTGTATCTGCAGATGTTGTGAACTTTCCAGCCTCATCACCATCCGTAATTAAGTAAACCTTCTCCTTGTATGCAGGTTTAGCTGCTGCTCCAGTCTGCACCCAAATTCTTCCAAAATGAAGGCAGCCTACTGTACGCTTGCTGTTGATGGAAACATTGTTATCCATATCCTTTTCCACCATAACAGAATTGTGTACTACAACACCCTCAAAATCATCAGATGTTGCACCTGTTGCCGGAAGTTTTACGTCAGTGCCTTTATTTGTTCCAACGACAACACCAAGACCAAAGGCAACACCATCACCTTCTGCCTGTCTTGTTGTAACATCATGGGCCGATAAATCAAACAGCCCGCCGGCCACTCCTTTAGGAAAGCCAAAGCCATAACTTGTCTGTACTGCTGTGCTCATTACTTTCTACCTCCTGTCATATTCGCAATCATTTTCTTACGAGCAGATGTTGAATTACTAACCTCTTTTGCATCCTTGCGGACCTTATCAGCTGCAATTCTCTCTCTCTGATCATTAGTGCTCTTTCTCTCATGGAATGACTGCTTTGCAATGTCATAAGCTGCATTGATATAGCTGTCACTCTTTCCATCAAGATTCATCTTCGGATTAACTGCCTTGATAATGCGTTTTCTTCCTTCTCTTACCGAAAGTCCCTCAACTCCATCAAGGTTTAATCGGTCAGCCATTCGGCACACATCAAGGCGGTCCTGAATAATTTTATCCACAGAATCCATGTTTACTCCTTTCTGTTTCTCCGGATCGCATTCTGCACCCGCTCCCTCATCATCCGAATCTGTGTTTTCGTCTGTAGGAGCAGTTTCTTCTTTCTCTCCAGCATCTTCTCCTTCATCACCATTCATATCGCTCTGAGCCTGCATCTTGTCAATCTCCTGTAAGAGAGTATCAAGGTCTGCTTTTTGCTCTGCAATAATATCCTCTGGTGACATACCATCACCCTCAGCATCTCTGCGGTCAATATTCTCCTTGACCTTTTCAACGGGTGTCTTTTCCGGTTCTCCATTTTCCTCCGGATTGTCTGCTGGTGTTTCCTCTGGATCTTCTCCATCAACTCCCTCACCAGTTGCCTGATTTGCGACTTTCTGAGCCTTGAATAAAGCAATAGCAGCTTCCATCTCTTCTGGTGTAAGTTCTTCGCCCTCATCAGCTCTTCGGCCTTTTGAATTAGGTTTGTACATAATTACTTTGCCTCCTTTTAAGATTTGTGTATCATCATTCTTGCCATCGATATTCAAGCGAGCAGTTTCTCCCGCTCTTGCTTCTCCGACAAGTGCAAGATGATTGATTTCGATATTTTTCTGAATACAATCGTATTTCTCTCCGTGATATACTCCCGGAGTATCATCAGTATCAAGGCTGTATCCAAGGGATAACTCTTTCAATCCGCAACTTTTCAAAGCATTTGTATCATGAATAATAATCTCACAGCGAACGCTATCTCCATCCCTGTATCCTTCACTCATAATTGTGCCTATCTGTTCTCTGCGGACATTCTCCTTATCCACTTCTCCAGCATCATGTGTAATGATGATTGGTTTGCCCTTGTAACTCTCCAACGATTTCTTGTCAAAGACATTCTCAGGCAATCGGAGTTCCCTCCGTGTGCTTCCATCGTCATTCTTATACTCAAATATGCCACATGTAGTCACAATTGGGTGATCTACAAGATAGCCTTCATCTGTGTAATAAGTCTGATCCATGGAAATGCTGTCAATTCGTTTCAGCTTCACTTTCTGCACCTCCTGCTTTCTGTCACTTTTTCAATGCAACCACTTCCTTTCAAACTGGCAAATCCAGATTATCTATATCAAACACCGGAATTGCACAACACCGGCATTGATAATCCTGTCCAGGATGGCATTTTCTGCCATTTCCTACATCTGGCGGATTGTCCCAGCTGATTATTTTTCCTTCCAGCTCTCTATGGCTTTTCCGCTCTCGTCTATCCATTACTCCAGACCATTCATACTTTGACACACCAGCATCTCTCTGTTGGCTCTCCGTAATATCGGCATTAAGCTTCGCTGTCTGGTCTCTGGCTATTAGTTTTGCATGACGCTTACTCATTCCATATTGGTGCTGAATTTCTCTTACGATATTCGTTGTGGTTGAGCCTTTCATATAGCTTTCATAAACCAGTTCCTTCATTCGCTCAAGAGATTGATTCGGAACAGTCTTTATTAAGTCCACATTGTCAGACACCCACTTTTCCAACATCTGTGCGTAATATTCTCCAGAATAATAGTCATCAAGCAAATCAATACCTAATGTCTTACTTACTGCTTTTTTCCACTCTTTAACGGTGAGCTTATGGTCTAGGTTGGCAATTATATTTATCTGTCTTTTCAAGTCGTAAAGTCCAAAAGCGGCATCCAGTTCTCTTTGGATTGTCTTAAAAAGAATTGTGAGGCGAACTATTGTATTGTCTAAAGTTGAAAATCGTGCTGTCCTGCGTTTCTGCTCATTATCTTTCTTTGAATCCGCACGAAGCTGCGTGCCCTCATTAAGTATTTGCTTTATATCTGGCATATACTTCATAAGCACCTCTTTCTCGATAGCCATATATGCATTTACCAATCGCATATATTCTCTTTCCGCACTGTCCGGATACTTAGGTCTGTATTTACACGGGATAATCCGTTTTCCTTTGTTTTTCTCTTTCAATTCAGACCGAAGTAATTCTTTTCGTAACATTTCATCCAAGCTATCACCTTCTCTCATTGCCTCTTATTTGGAATTATGCTTGCAATCGTCTATTTCACTGCTGACACTAAAAAAGCCCCATAATGCCACGATTAGCGGCACTACAGGGCAAAAGAAAAGAGCCTCACACTCGCAAGGCTCGTATCTTATATTCCAAGTTCATCCAGATATTCTAAAATATCATCACTCTTTCTTGCAGGATCTTCCTTGATGTAATCTTTTACTTTCCGGATATCCTCATCATCATGCTTAACTGCACACAAAACACAGCCAACAAAATCATCATAAGTATCACTTACATTCTCCAGAAGTTTCTTCAATTCATCCATCGGTCTAATCCTCCTCTGTCTTCATGAATATATCGTAATCATCAAATCCATGATTCTTGAATCTATAATAGTATGTAGGGCTATCTGGCTCATTTGAACTCGTACGAATTGCGCACACTCTCTTTCCCTTGTACTTTGCATGATACACATTATTTATGTCATGCGTGACCTTTGCCTTTTCCTTTGCAGTCATTGGTAAGGACTGGGTTTTCTTTCTCTTAGAGTTGCTCTTCTTATTCTTTCCTCCACTACCCTTCGGGTACCTTCCAGAACCAGGACCTCCGTCTGCTTCCATATTACTTTGACTTACCTCAGCTGTCAACCGAATTTCATCCAGTTGCCTTAGAAAGTCCTCAAGTGAAAGTCTAAACGGAAGGAATAGGTCCATGTCAAGAACACTTCCTATATCTTCAAAACGAGCATCTTCCATCTCTGTATTAAAGCATATTGGATTTCCATAATACTCTGTGCATAGAAAAACCTGCGAAGGACAATATTGTTCGGACATACCAGAAATCAAAGTTACCGGAATTATATTTGCTATATTGATGCCAAATTCTTCCCTTGTTTCTCTTATGGCTGCATCTTCCGGTGTTTCCCCTATTTCAATATGTCCTCCAGGTCCACACACAAGTCCATTGTCTTTCCTTGTGCCAACAAGCACTTTTCCATCTTTTACAACAATGACACCGCATCCGGTAGGAGTAACTGTATCAAACGCAGAATCAGTCTCGGTTTCTTCCTGTTCCTGCGGCTCTTTCACTTCTGCAGACAATGCCGTATTCGATGTCTCTGCTGATTCATTTGCATTAGTTGGAGCATCATCCACCATTGCTTCCCAATCATCTTCATCATCCAAAATATCGTTTACTGTAAACTCTCCGTTTTCAGCTAAACGCTTTCTGACTTCCGAAGCGTCAAGAGCCTGCATATCCACATAAACCTGTGCTGTCTGTGCCTTTGTAAGCTCCGTTGCAGCCTTTGTCTGATCTACTCCCGCCTGCTCCGCTTCGCTCAAATTCCATAAAGGCTTGAATTTCAGAGTATAGTCAGGAATTTCCTCAAACTCTCCCTTATACTTTCCGGCAATCAAGATAATATCAATCAGTACTCCAAGATTTCTTTTGAGGTTCAACTTCTGAATCTTATTCACATAGGAGTAATAGTTCTCCATATCTCCCTCTCCGGTGGAGTTTTCGCCGGCTGGTGACCTCCCAAAGAGCTTCGTCTGTGGGATGTTTGTTACTGCTGAAAGCATATTGCATGTCGCATCGATAATATCCTTTACTCCGGAAAATGTCACAGTCTTATAATCGTAATCTTCTCCGTTCGCATCAATAGCTATGGAATTGATGATGCCCTTCGCCATATCGATTATACGCAGTCTCCTAAGAACAATATCCTCGCCCTCGTCTGTTTCCAGAAGGTTGGCAAGGTCATTCATCTTATAAATTGCTTGTACCGCCCTATCAAGCAGCTTAACTCCATTCCCATGCGATGTAACAGTTTCCTGCAAGGCTTTATGTATTCTCGTGTACTCCGGCATTCCAAAGAACCGATACTCGGTTCTTGAACTTGACTGCGGCAGAGTTCCATTCTTGAACAATAGGCACCTGCTTTCGTGTACACGAAACTGCTTGCCATACATTGGAGATACATCGTAGAATTCAGGCTTTCCAAATTTCGACCATTTACCGGTCTTTGGATCGTGATTATATATGCTGTTGTAATCTGGTGTAATCAAAGGTCTTTCAAACACAAGCAGTTCATCAATCCCTCTGATGTTATCCCAATCAACAGGTTCATCAATCTGTTTGCCATCATCAATAATCATAACCATAAGCGATCCGCCATAAAGTCTCGACCATTTGATAGCTGTAGAAGCTGCACCTTCAAAGTCCAACTCGTCAAGTGAATCATTTATAAATGTTTCCAGGTCAACATCATTTACACCATATTCAAATCCACTACTAACAGCATCATCAGATGGGATATCTATTATCTTAGCGAACAATCCGTTTTCCTCGTAGTTCAGTGTGAGTTCCACATCTGTTACAGGATCATCACTCTCAAAACGATACTGCTCTGACACATCATCTTGAGTACCATACTTATTCATCAGATTCTTATATCCATCTGCTCTGCTTTCTTTCTCATTGTCCTGCATTTCCTCACCTCCTAATCTACGAGACTTCCGATATTGAATGTCTTTTTCTGGTAGCAAGACAGTGCAACCGCATCTGCTCTATCCGGGGAATCAATTCCTCGTTTCTTCATTTCCTCTTTGCTTTCAAGCAGCATCTTCCCCCTGCTCGTCAGCCTATATTTCCTGCAAGTAAACTGAGCGACAAGCTCATTGTCATTTTCCAGACTTACTTCCTCCATCATCAAGGCATCTTTCACTGTGCCCCAAAGATATGTTGTCATATTGTCGTAAATATCACAGGCTTTCTGTTTCCCATCACCAAGTGTTTCTTCCGGAACTTTACCTGCGGCATTAACCGGAACAATTACCATTCGTGTGAGCTTTTCTTCCTGCTTTACTTCCTCAAGGCGGTCTGTAACTCCGCCGCCAAGGCCGCAATCATCAATGTTAATGTATATCTTCCCTCTGTATCGTGGGAACTCTGTTATAGCTTGCCTATAGAGCTGCACAATCTTTCCAACTGTTGTCATAAGACTTTGCCCTCTGAATGATACAGGAAGCGTTATTCTTCCTCCTACGTTCTTAGCAATAACTGTTTCATCCGAGCCATATCTCGCAACATCCACACCGAATGATATTCGCTTAATAGGAACATCGTCTGGCAAATCCAACATGCAGCAATGCTCTACTATGGAAAGGGCTATAAACACATCATCTTCCTGCTTTGGAAATTCTCCGAACACACGGACAAGAACAACATTACTGTCTTTCCCATATTTCCGTATGAGAGATTCGATGTTCTGTTTGTTGGTCCTCTTGCTATCTGCCGACGATACCGTATGGCACCTGTATATTGACCTATCCACATTGAAAGCATCGTAAAATGTTCCAGATGTTCTTGTAGGGTTTCCGCACATCAGCAGCTTATTGTTTGCACCAGAAAGAGTACCGAGTATTGCTTCCATGATAGGATCTGCAACACCAGAAGCTTCATCAACAATGAACAGCATATTATCTTCGTGAAAACCTTGCATATTCTCTGGCTTTGTAGCAGTCCTAGCTACGGCAAACCAACGCTTTTCGTTGCCAACCATATAAATATAGGTCTTCGTCCATTTGAGGATGTCTGAAAGTAAAGGAGACTTGCTCATCCACTTGCTGACTTCGGACCACAATACATCGTGCAACTGCTGTTTGGTAGGAGCTGTTGCAACAATTCTCGGATAGGGATAGCAGCATAAAAACCATAGCAAAGCAACAGCTTCCATACCTGTTTTTCCAACACCCTGTCCAGACTTGATTGCAACCTTCGGGCTTTCTGCCAAATCCATCAAAGCTTGTTTTTGCCAATCATCAGGCTCAAACAGCAATACCTCTTGTGCAAATAGCACCGGATTTTTCCTGTATATTGGGATTTTCTTCTGGAAGAATTTTCTTCGTAATGTCCGTGAGTTCTTATTCATCTTCGCTCACTTCCTCTCCCAATACAGCTGCAATCCAATCATCAACCGCATCGTTGCCAGCACTTTCACTTTCAAGCCTTGCCTTTTCTATGCGATACTTTGACAACGCTTCAATAGCCTTTGTCTTTTTGCTCTGCACAGTAGAAAGTTCCTGTTCCAGCCTCGCTATGATCATATCCTTATTAGCTGTGTGTGTTGCTATATTATAGGACTTACCCGGAAGAATTTCTTTATTATCAACCTTCTCCTTCTGGCGCCTATCGTACTCTGCCTCTTCCTCTTGGTCTTTAAACGAGCGTTTTGACTCGCTTCGGTTCACATCCATTACCGCAACCTCTCCTTTTTGTTCGCGGTATTTATTGATTGCTTTAAGTATTCTTCGCTCTCTAATCGAAAAAAGCTGTATCTGTTCCATCAGTTGAAGCTCTGTATCTTCTGGAATAGACTCAAGAAGTTCCTGCTCATCTGAATCCAACGCATCCATAAATACAGGAACATAACCACCATGCTTTGTTCTGTCTGGTGGAGGGTTTGGGTTTGGATTGCCAGAACCGCCTTTTGCATTCTGATTTTTGGGTTGACCTCCCCTCTTTTTCTTTTGCAACGTTGCATTTTTCTTCTCATTTTTTTTCGCAACGTTGCACTTGTTTTTTTTTGAGGCTTTTCCCCATCCGTACCGGTTCTTCCAGCTGCGGACTGTTCCGTCTGAAACTTCCAGTTTCTTAGCAATCTCAACCATTGCCATACCATCATTGAATAGCTTTTCAGCTTGTGTTACTTTCTCACTCGGTGCTCTCGGCATATCACCACCTCTCTCCTGTTCGTTTTGCAATCGTGGACGCACAAAAGGGAGGGTGTATGCCCTCCCGTGTGTCACTCTCACGAATATTTATTGTTTTAACATTAAATCTTCGTTATAAACTCTGCTTTTGAATAACCTTGATTTGGTTTAATCATCATATTCAAAAAGTCCTCTTTGGAGAAGTCCGATAATCGGAATATTTCCTCTGGTCTCATACCAAGCTGCTTACCGATTTCTTCAACAGATTTCCCCTCTCCCATAAGCTCTCTAACAATCGCTTTCATAGGTTCAAGCAAATGTGTACCTCTTGCCCTGTTGTGGGTTACAGTACCGTAAATATTACCGGCTTTATCCTTATGTTCTACAATTACAACAGGAACCTTGCCTTCAAGCATTGATTTCAGAGGTTCTTCCCCTGCAACAGTCCAACGATGAAAGCCATCAATAATCGTGAAATCTGGTCTCACGACAATCGGCAGCGTCCATCCGTTGGTTAGTATGGATTGCTTCAGCAATTCCAAGTTCTGCTTCGATACTTTATTTGGGTTGTAATCGTTTGGTTTTACTCTGTCCCTGTCTACCCATTGGAGAGTGGAAAGCGGACTACTCAATTTCTTATCCATTTGTCATGCCCTCCTTCTTTTTGGCTTCTGTAATGTATTTACCATAGATTCTCTGATATAAAGCACGATAGGAACGCAGCTTTGGATCACCAGAAATAAGTCCTTCATATATAGCCTTGCAATCCTTATTGTCCGCAATAGCAGAAACACTCATAAAGAAGTTCCTGTATCGTTCCGCAACATATCTCTTGTGCTTCGTTTGGAAATTTCCATCCATATCAGAAAACAATTCTAAAAGGGCGGCCTTATAATCTTTTTCCGTCATCCCCTTCTCGTTTTGTTTTCTTGCAGCTGTGCTTCTACCGAACATCTCGCTATCCCAATACAAGGCGGCCAGATATGCGTTCGGTTCTCGCCTTACTATCCGTTCCATAAGATCCGGATAATATTCATTCATTTTGACAAGGCTTTTTGCCGTGTCAATCGAAAAGAACTGCGATACCCTCAATTGTCCTTTTCGTGTTCCTGACTGCCACAAGAACAGGTAAATCTCTGGTATGTCAACTTTTTCCCGAAGGAGGTAAAGCCATACATCATTATTGGTCCAATCATATATCGGAAATACCTGGTGTTTATTCGTCATGGTCTTTCCTGCTCTCAGCATAGTTGCAATATTCTGCAGTCTCTGTACTGATTCCGCTGTTCGGATTCCTGTAATCGTAATTCCTCCGCTGCATATTCTTGGAAGAAAATCCTGATATGCATCAATGCGAGGTCTTAACAGCGGATGGTTTCTGATTGCGAATGATGGTGGCTGTCTTACCCAAACATCTTTTTTATATCTGTCCCAACAAATAAATGTTTCATCGTTGGACAGTTCATTAAAGCAGTTGTAGTGTTTTACCTCAAGGCAATACCACTCAAACTTTGCTCCAATTAACATAAATCTTTTTCGCCATTCCCTCACCTTATCTTCCATGCAAGGGAAAATGGCTTCTTCATCTATAAATTGTACAATAAGCTGTGCCGGATTGATTTCCCCTGCCTGCACAAGCTCCATAACAAGCTGTGCCATACAAAGGCTGTCCTTACCACCGCTGAAAGACATATACACCGGCAATCCGTTTTGGAATACATTTCTTATACGGATTTTGGCGGCCTTTACAACATCTATACTGGATTCGCACCGCTTTATAGCCATATTTTCTCCCCGCATTTCGGACAGATAACAAATTTCTTTACTTCGGTGGTATCTTCACTGTCCTCTGGCATTTCCTGTTGTGGCTGAGCAATTGGCTGCGGTGCTGGTGTTGCCTGCTCCGCCTCCGCTTTTTGAATCTGCTGTTCTTTTCTCTCTCCGCTTTCTTTAATACTCTGGATTTCTTCATCATCCAAAGTGCCATACTCGGAGAGCTTTTCTGTAACATCCTCTGCCTCTGACACCATCTGCTTTAATATGTCTTCATCAAAGCCCGGGATATCAAGGTCGCCCTGCAGGTCTTCTAAAAAGCTATTGAGTGTATCGAGATTTTCAATACCTAAGCTGAAAATCTTGTTGTCTGCAATCATCAGCTTCTTTTTCTGATTTTCAGTAAGATTGTCATACTTATAAACATCAGCTGTTTCTTTTCCCATGGCAATCAATGTTTCATACAAACCATTTCCTGCCAAGATTACATTGTTTTCGTCAACAACAATCGGACGGATCTGTCCGAACATTTTGACACTTCTTTGGAACTCCTTCAGCTGTTGCTCCGTATGAATTCTGACATTCTTTTCTGGCTTCACAAGGTCCACCAGCTTCATTGTGATAATTTCCATCTTTGTATCCTCCTGTATTTTGATTGGAGGAACAAATCCGTATGATATATAAGCTATCTGCAAATAGCAAAAGACAGCACTTGCAATCCTTTGTCTGCAAATGCTGTCAAATGTCAGCAACTTATTTTATTGTCTTCAAGAATGCTTTTGCACTCTCAAAATATTCTGCCGCCTCATTTACTATGGAGCTGTCAATCTCATAGATTTCGCTCCAGGCATTCTCTGTACTTCCTGTCCATTGCCTTGCTGGCCAAGGATGCGTTCCGCATAGATAGCCATTTTTCCAATCATATATAGGCGGCATAGCCAAATTATAATAATGGATATATGCCAAAACCTGCTCATGCGTCCAATCTGACAAAGGGCTATATCGTGTAACCCCTTGGCTATTGGTGTAGATATTGTCACCTTTTCCAACATAATTCCCATCAGCCCTTCGTCTTCCAAGAAGGAGCATATCGAGGTTGTTTTCTTTGTAGTATTTTGCCTGTCCTCTATGTTGAACAATATGGAACCATTGAGCTGCATATTTGCTATCCTGTGGGAAAAGCATGTGTGGATGAGTAACAAGCCACTTAATATCCTGTCCTGTATTGATAATGGACAATTCCGGAGGCTTATTATCCTCAACCCATTGCGTAAATGCTTTATACTCCAAATTGCTGATTACGAGGACGCAGGAGCTTATTCCTGCCCGACGGCAAATTTCTCCAAGCACAAGGGAATCTTTTCCTCCGCTCCATGCGTAGGCAGCTTTCTTTCCTTTCGTCTTGGCTTTTATATCCTGTATGGTCTTATTTACAAGCTGATCCAACTCTTTTTTAGTTATCAGCTGTTCGATTTTATCAAAAATTTCTATCCAGTCAGAGTTTTTGATTCGCTGCTTTCTTCCGAGTACACTATCCATTCTCTGCACCCCTCTTTCTGCTTACAATCAAAGCGACTGTTCCGGATAACAGGACTGTCAAAAGACTGCCTGCTGTTTTATAAGCTGCAGTTCCTGTGATATTTCCATAAGCAAATACAGGAAGTCCTATAATCAGTGCGGTTGCAATGCCAGTAACAACACCTTCTGGTTTGAGCTTTACCCCCTTTAATGTAAATATTGTTGGGAGAAGCGTTGCTGCTCTGAGTGTGCCATACATTAAAAACAAATGCGTAACTGTAAGCCCTGGGATATTGGCAACTATAATTCCTATTACCAACAGTGCGACCATGGCAATCTTGGTCTTTCCGAGTGTGTTCTTTTTGAATATGTCTGTTGTGAGGGATGATATTGCACACAGATTACTGTCAATCGTAGATAATAATCCAGATACAATCATAAATAAAAATGGGATTACAGCCCAGCTTGGAAATAACTCCGAAATGAGTTCAAAGTTAATCACACCTGTATCAATCGCCGTATATCCCATCCCAGCTCCGACAAATCCAAGGATTCCCATTGATAATGGCACCATGCCAAATAGGATTGCTCCGATAAAGAAAGCCCTTCCTATTCGATTTTTCTTTACACAAAATGCTCTCTGCCAAAAACATTGGTCGCCAAATGGTCCTGAGATAAGGCCAACTGTTGTGGGGAGTCCGAAACCAAGAAATATCTCTATACCTTTTGCAGAGAAAAGAGAGCTGCACTCTCCTGTATATCCGCCAATTCCTGCGAACATATTTTGAATGCCTCCACCATTCTTAATACCAAAAACTGCAAAACAAACGCTTGCAATCAACATAAAGACCATCTGTATAGAATCTGTCAGTATCGAAGCCTTTATTCCAGAGAACTGTGAATACGAATAAGCAATCACAGCCATGATTACTGTCATGATCCAGAATGGAATACCTGTCAGCATACTTAATATTTTGCTTCCTGCCAATAACTGGACTCCTGTAGATAATGCCGATAATGCTCCAAGCTGGAACAGGTAAATATTTTTTACCGATTCAGACTGATATTTCTGGTGCATATATCCAGACAGTGTGATTCCTTCTGGCATTTCTTTTCTTATCCTTCTTGCGAACGGAATAAAGAAAATCAAGCAAAGCACATTAGGTACCAGAAACCAAAACAGCCCTGCAAAGCCTTTGGTATAAGCATTCTCTGTTGATGTAAATAGTGCAGGAGCCCATATCCATGTAGCTGCAATGCTCAATGCAGATATAAACCATCCTGTATTTCTATTTCCAACACAAAACCTTTCAACGCTTTTCTCTTTGTTTGTCATGAGCACTGTTGCCGCAATCATAATTACTGCATAAGCAATCAGTACCATTATTGTGTAATTCATTATTATCCTCCAATCAATTTTATTTGGAGGAGCAGGTGCGTTTCCTGTTCAATCGTCTCCCCTTTCTCGGAAAGTTTGCATCAAAAAAGAAGCCTGCAACAACTCTGCAGACTTCCCCGACGTTCGATTTAGAATTTTACAAATACGATTTTGCCATTTATAAGCTGTGATGTCAATGTAATTATTTTGTAGACGGTGGCTTTATCGTACTTTCAAACCGTCCACCCCGAATATAAGAGCGGTCAATCTTTCCTCTGCAACTCTCAAATCGGAATACACATTTTCCTTTGACATGTTGTGCTTTGCTGCAATCTCTTTTACAGTAAGAACCGGTTCTGCCATGTACTTATCCCAAACCACCTCGTATCTCCTGCGGTCTATATCCTGGTTCGGAGATTTTTCACAATAGGCATCATACAAACCAAACATCGTCTCGATATGTGAAACGATAATAGCCGTTCTGGTTGCACTTCTCTTGATGCTTTCAATGATCACCTCATTGTCATAAAGATTCATCATTGATTCCAAGATATCCAAAGCCGATTCCTCCATCTGTGTTCGCCCGAAAACTGAGTTTTCCGCATGTTCTTTGAGCATGTGATAATTACGCAGGAGCAGCTTTGTATTCCGCAATCTTCTATCTGCCCGTTTTCCCTGCTCCTTTTTTCTTTCCTGCTCATAGGTTTTTAATGCTTCCTTTGCTCCAATTTCAGCTGCATTTGCACAAATATCCTTCAATTGTTCTGGTGTAAGAGCTATTATAACTTTTTCTGCTCTTTCTTCTGTTGACTGGCCGTCCATGCTGTCGCCCTCCTTCTTTTTTATTTCAAATTCATAACGAATTATGATATAATCTAACTGTCTGTTGGGAGGGTTGCGAAAGCACTCTCCTTTTACTTTTCATCTGCTTTTATAAAATCCTCAATCGACATTTGCCCTGGTATTTCATAATATGGAAAATCGTCTGAAGCAGTACCTGTTTTTGAATCTCCATCACGGATCCGCATACTGGTACCGAACACTCTCTTATAACATACCGGTCCGTATCCTACTTCCTTGCTTTGTTGGCTTCTCAATTTTCTTCCGCATTCCATACAGACTGCCATCAGAAATCACCTCCCTCAAAGATAAATACCTTATGTGCCGGTAGTCTCTTGTCCTTAAAATCTTCCCAGTACATATATGCCCCAGAAGCTAAACAGGATGCCGAGTATTCTTCAATCTCCTTATCATTTTTAAGCCACACACAATGACCTGCGACATGTTCCTTTATTTCCTCCAGAAGTTCATTTTCCATAAGTGTCTGTATTATCTGCAAGGTAACTTCCAACCACTTCTCCGGAGCAAATTCTCCCATATCGGTCTTGTAGTACTCCTTGAATACATTTTGATGCCTCGTGTTTCCAAATCTGGTAATATATGTTGTGCCTGTTGGCTCACTCCTGCCTATTCTGTGATGTATTGCATAGTCTGAAACTTTAACTATTTTCATCCTCCACCTCCAACCTTTCTGCAATATGCTGAATAACATCTGCCATTATTGCTCGTTGGGATTTGTTTTTCTGAATTATCTGATCAATCTCCGTATCTGAAATTGATATCCCTATATCACTCAGAAATTTATCAATCATATGTTTGCTTTCATCGCATGTGAATGGTGGCATTTCATATTTCTGGGAACATCTGCTAACAAATGCTTTATCCAAAATATCCAGTCTGTTAGTAGCCGCAATAACCACAACATCATTTGCAAGTTTGTCAAATTCCTGCATTAAAGTAACCGTAACTCTACCAATTTCTCGGTCTGCTCCACTTGCTGTTTTATCTCTATTGCAGCTTATTGTATCCACTTCATCAAGCATGAACACGCACGGATTGGTTGAAGCATAAGCGAATGCCTGTGCAATATTCCTGGATGTGACACCCATGTAGCTATCCACAACCTTCGAGAAATTCAAATAGCAAAAAGGCAACCCCATTTTGTATGCAATGTATTTTCCAAACATAGTTTTTCCTGTCCCCGGTGGTCCATACAGCAAGGTCGCATTTTTATACGGAATCATCAGCTCCATAAGTTTTCCGCTTACTCTTGCCAGTCTAAATATATTTTTCGCTATTGCTTCCTGCCTTTCCGTCACATAATACCGGTGTTCCTTAAATGACAGCGAAACATCTTCGCATACAAGGATATCTTTGAGGTTTCCCGGAAGTTCTATATATCCTGCACCCTCAGATGTAAGAATATTTTTATATCGTGTTACAAATCCTTTATTTTTTTGAGTTGTATCCGCATTTAGTGCAGCTACTGCCCACTTTTTTGCCTCTCTTATGTCATTCTCAGCAATCGACTTTATTAAATTTTGTTCATATGTTCCCAGTCCCATCACAATCCCCTTTCTCTCAGCTTGCGATCAATGATTGGAATAAGCATTCTGGCCGAGCATTTCATATGCAATGTTGTTGGAGCATCTACAATTTTACATAGCATATCAAAGTACACCTGCTCTGCAGTTAAGTCTTTTGCGTAATTCTCGGCCTGCTCCTGTGTTTTCTCCACAATAGGAATAGTTTGACACGATTCAGCAGTGTCGTGTATCAACTGAATAGCTCTGCTTGTGAATGTTATAGTATTATCATCGTTAACTACCGGTTCATTCAGTAAGGCCTCTATCATTCCATCAATCTGCATTCGTTTTTCTCCTTTCTGTTATTTCATGTATTGAAATCCTATAATATTCAACATCCTGTTCAGCACCCCATTCCACCTTTCCGGTACCGATAGACAATGAGCATATAGCGGTAAAGCACGGGGAATCTTTACCATATCCATTTCTGAATTGTATTTTCTGCTTTGACATGTCTGACGGAGGAAACACGTTCCCTTTAACAAGCCTATCACCCTCTTTAAACATCCCAAACTCCTTCGGTAATCTTGAATCATAATATGGCTTTATTTCACGGTATTCCTCCCTCTTTTCTCCGGAAAGTATCATATCAAACCATTTTTTCTTAATTGTCAATGTGAGCATTTGTTTTCGCCTTCTTTCTCAAAATAGAATTTAATCGGTCCTCTGTCCTCATGTATCATTCCGTACCTCAAAGCAATGTTATATGTACACACATCTCTTTTCAGCCTGTCCGGTATTTTCTGCAACTGCTTTCGAAAGTCTTCCAGTTCCATTGTTGCTTTATAACGATTGCATGAACCGCAGGACGGCATCAAATTACTTATGTCGTGTACATCAATCCCGGTAAATTCTTCTTCGTACTCATAGTGTTTAAGGCAATGCAAATGGTCTATATTAAAACCTTTCTCTGGTATCTCGCAACCGCAGTAAGCACAATGACCATTATACTTTTTATACACTATTTTCCTAATCGACTTCGGTATCGCCTTTCGCATCTTCGTGCCTCCTTCTTCTATATGGCTCTCTTTTCTCTGCCCATGCCAAAACTTCACTCTCTACAAGTTCTGTTTCATCAGCATCCCACAACCATCTTTTTAAATACGGATTGTAAATTGCAGAATCGCTATGGATTCCTGCACTATTCTTAAATGTGATATCATACAGTTTATGTTCTTCTGGTAACCTTTCACTGCATGGAATCCAACCATTGTTGTATTCTTTTTCAATACTCTTTATCACTTTTATAACATCACTTATAAACATATTTGCTAAAGAGTCACATCCTTGTAGCTGTTTGAACCGATTAACAATCTTCTCAAATGCTTTGTTCATTCTGGTTCACGCCCCTTTGCTCGCATTTATCAAATTCAAAATATATAGTATCTGATTCTCGTCAAATCCGTAATCTCTGCATTGAGAAAACAAACTCATAAAGTGTTTTTCCTTTGTTTCCTTATTGTCAAATGTTTTTTCAAGCTTATAGCACTGATATTGTAGTATCAGCCACTTAACGAATCCTATCATTCTAATTCACCTCACAATCCTTAGTTTTTCTCTGTTCTTCCTCGCATGATAATCATCTATCACATATTCTCGACACTCTTCCCGTTCCATATCCTCCGAGCTTTCTCCATCAAATCTTTTGCATATATCACAGAAAAAGCAAGGTTTCCAATCATAAGGAAGTTCATCTGGTGTAATAGTTCTGCTCTCTGCGTTGTTTAAGCATGAATTGCATAAACAGTAATAACAAGGATCCGCCATCGGAACTCTATATTTTTTCTGCTCTAACGTCTTTTCCTCTGTTATATTCATGAATTCATCAAATTCCAGTTGTCCATTCATAATTACTCATATGTCGGCTCCGGCTTTGTGTCCGAATAGACATAATCTTCATCGCTCAACTCATCAGCAATAATTCTGACATCTGCTCTCTGCAGCTTAAAGAGTAATAAATCAAACTCATGCAGATTTCTAAGGGAATTCAGATTCGGGTTTGTATCTACTCTTATTTCCCATCCATCCTTTCTATCTCCATCCCACTTAGAAAGACGTATTGTTCTGTTGAGTTCCTCCTGCTGTTCCTCTTCATCCACTGTAAAATCAATAGTGGCATATTTGAATGAACTCCAACTTCTCTCACGATCCTCCTCAAATTCAAAATAAACAGTCATCGCCTCATACTCTGGAGATTCATCCCATTCGACTTTTCTTCCAGAAGTATCCATATTCCCAGCTACAAATTTTTTGTACTCCTTAAATAAGTCCGTTAATTTTATTTCCGTTATCTGAGGTTCTTTCATCAAATACTGGAAGTTTTCCAACATTTGCTTATTATCCACAAGATTAGATTTATTGACTATATCCGTAAGAATGGTGTCTAATTTTACTATATAGGCAGACATATCATAGTTTTCAATAAACGGAACTAAAACCTGCTCAACTCTTTCTTTGACCGCCTTTTCAAGCTTTCCATAATTAAATGAACTAGCTATTGCTTTTTCTATTCCATCTGTCACCTTTTCTCTAATAATCTGATCAACAGTTCCATCCGATAGGATTTCATCTGTGATTCTCTTAATATCTTCATCAAAATTTGCCATACTATTTTCCTCCTAAATATCTGTAATATTCGATTGCTGGTTTTATAGCTTTTTGTACACCTGTAAGCACATTTGCCAACCCTGTCTCTATATCCTGAACGTCAATACCATTCATCTGGCAAGCTATAGCCAGCCTCATTTTATCTTCATCTGGAGCTTTGCATAAAGCTTCGTGAACCTGTTCTTTTGTCATAGTTTCCTCCTCCTAATTGTGCGTAGCGTTGAAATTCTCCACAGCCCACTTATTACCGGTTGCCTGCACCTTTGCTCTAACTCTCTCCTGTGGTGTAGAGCCCCTTCCCACGCATGCAAGGATAGATTTTCTTACCGAACTTCCCTCTGTAAGCCCTACGGCATCCAGTGCCTCCTTTGTTCCACATTCATCACATATCATTGTCCTGTTATCTGCTCTCGACAGAGCCAACAGTTTGTTTACCTCTTTTCCGCATCTTGGACATTTCATATTTTCTATCCTTTCTGGTGTGATTGCCGCACCAATGGTCTTTGTGATATGCACCCATGCAGTAATTTTCATGGGTGCAGCTGTTGCACATCTCCTTTGGTGTCATTCCTGTATAACCTCGGGATTCTGTGGTTCTCTAACCTTCCATCCAAACAAACCTTTTTTAGCAACAACCTTCTCGCATTTTTCTGTAAGTGTAACTTCTCCGCTTCCCATCATCTGTAAAATTGTTGGTGTAGGTCTTCCAATCTCTGCCCCACATTTTGAACATATATATGGAATGCCATTATCATATATCTTCCCGCAGACCTTACATCTGCAAACTTTTTTATAATCTCCCATTAAAATAATCCTCCTTCCAAAATTGCTCTTGCAATAATGCAAGCCACAAATCCGATACAATATGTTCTCTTGTTATATCCGCTTTCATCAGCGACCATTCCGCAAAGCATAACAAACGCAATTATTATCAGTATTATTTTGAACACCATTTGTTTCTCCTTTCCGGGCGGAAGCACCTGCCGCCCCTTTTATTAGTGTGATATATTCCTTATCCGAGACCAATCAGATAACGCATATGAATTTTTGTTTATAGTTACATGGTGCTTACTTTATAGCCACAGGGAGAACGATTGTCTTGAAATCGCTATCCTCCGCTTCTACAATCATTGGCATTTTAGGACCCTGCAAAGAAATTCCTACATTGTCACAATCAAATGCTTTTAGTGTTTCAATTACCAATCTGGCATCAAAACCTATTGTTAATTCCTCCGATATATCTTCCTGTAAATCAACAATCTCATGGTAATCCGTTGTCTGGTCCTTAATGCTCAGGTTCAGTTGGCTTCCAGACAGTTCAAATTTAACCGGGCATTTTTCAGCAGTACACATCTTTGCTCGTACCATAGCATCCAGAAGTTCTTTTCTGGATATAACGGTATGTAGCGGCAGCTCTTTGAACATATTCTGATATTTGTAATACTCCCCCTGCACAAGCCTTGTGCAGATTTCAAAATCCTTTGTTGCAAATACAGCCATTGCATTACTGTGTCGGATTCTTATATCCCCGGTCAATCCAAGCGTTTTCAGCTTATCGATTGTATTCTTAGGGATAAGCAGCTCAAACTCTCCGTCATAATCAATCTTGTCCCAAGCAAGGACATGTCCATCAAGTCCTACGAAATTCAACTGTCCGTCCTTAGCCTGCAGACACATGGTTGACATGGTGGCATTTCCTCCCTGCTGTGGAATCGCATAAGAAACTCTCCTTACAGATTCCAACAAAAGTCCTGCTTTAATCGTAAACTCACTTCCCTCACCCTCAATATCTGATACCGGGAATGGTCCTGGATCCATTGTCTGATACTTATTTTTGATTTTGTCTGCCTTGATGGTCATTGTGTTTCCACCCGAAATGGTGATATCAATCTCTCCGTCCGGCAAATTGTTAATAAGGTCAAATGCTCTCTCCGGAATGATAAAGCATTCATCCTCTGTGCCCTCTAACTTCGCCTTAACGGTCATTTCTAAGTTATTGGCGATTAAATACCCTTCTTTCACTAAAATACCCTGTAAGATAGGCATTGTAGTCTTTTTGGGAACAACTCCCTTAATCTGATTGAGCTTTGCCGCAAGCTCCGTTTTCTGTATTTTCATCTTTCAATTCAACTCCTTCCAAGATAAGAATCGTACATTGTTTTTCCTGCAACCTATAAGGTTCCAATTCCTGTTCTGTCATAAATTTGTGGCAAAACAATTCTTTCATTTTTTTCCAAGTCGCCCATGGCACTCTATAGAATTTTGTTAGTCCTAGCGATACCATCACATAACAATGAGCACCGAACTTCTCGTATATGTCCAAGCTCTCCCATTGCGTATCTGTCACAACATTTTGTCTGATTCTGTCACCGTCAGTATGCTTCGCTTCAAACATAATCCCAGTTCCATCACAGAGGATTCCTTTGTAATCAGGCTGTCCTTTCTTCTCGTAATATCCTTTGACAGTTCCATCCCTATCCTTGCCTGTGATATGAAATGGCTCTGGTGTCTTTTCTATGTGAGCCCATCCGTTTCGCAGATAGAATTCGCACGCATTTGAAATCCACCTCTCGAACGTCTCTCCGGATACTTTGCTTCTCCTGCCAACAAGCTGTCTTCGAGGATCAGGCATCAGCTCTCACCTCCAGATGTTTTTCAAGAATAGCTTTTATATCAGCCAATTTAGTTGCTCCAATTCCTTTCACAGAGCTAATTTCCTCGATAATTCCTGTAATATCCACAGTTTTATGTTTAGGTGCCTGTGTTTTTTCACAATTAAAACCTTCACTTCTCGCCTTTTCCACTCTGTCCTCAACGTAATGTACCAGCTGCTCATCTGTCATTTTTCTTATCTTTACAGCCTTATTGTGAATAGCATTCTCGTCAGTTGTTCGTCTGCAGCTTCTCTTTGCCATATCGTTCTTCCTTTCTTCTTTTGACACTCTCTGGATTGCTATGCTGGCGGTATTGTCAGCATAACCCTCTCTGTTTGCGTTCCATTTACTCATCTTCATCACCTGGACCTATCGTTACGCTCTCTGCCAATCCAATAAGCTCCGGTATATCTAATCCAAGGTCTTTGCAAAACTCTTTGAAGCAATCCCTGCACATAAACCCGAATTGTTTGGGCTGTTCGCCTCTTTTTGACCTTGCCAGCAGGGTTATCATTTCGCTTTTTCTCAAATGAGCCTTGCATGATGCACAGCCATCAAACAACTTTGCTTTCAGCTTCGGGCTAATCTCCGAATGTTGCAGCTGCTTTGGAAATTCTCGGCGCATATTTTCTTCCCCGACAATCGGAATCAGACTGTCTTTCATGAAAACTGGCACAGAATTATAATCAGCTTTTACAACAATATCTTTTATCCATTGTAGTTCTGGCACTATTTTATTTTTGTTACGTCCCGTCTCTGCTCCGATGATTATCCAATCAACCTGTCGAAACATCACATTATGCTTAGAAACAATGTCCCCCATTAGTGGTTCAATGCTGACAAACGTATTACATCCAGCAGGAAGATAATTAAATCTATCAGCATCCGCATCGCAGGTAATGGTTGTTCCGTACCACATATTTTCCAGTCCTGCCGGCACTCCAACTTCCGTATATCTCTCCGGATTCTTTGTAAGAAACAGGTAATTGTGAATTGGGTTATCCAAACAGGTTTCCATTACATCTCTGATCCATTCGTCCGGAACCCATTTCCCAAATATGTCAGCCATTGCCCCGACAAAAATGTTATTTCCCATTTTGAGCTTTTCTGGATAATCCATGCGGTACTTGTGATATGTAGGTTCAAATCCAAATGGATAAACCAATGTATTTCCTGTTTCGTTTAGCATTGGTTCTTCCAAAACAAATACATTGTCTGAATTATCTGCCGCAGGCTCTATTGAGTAATCTTTCTTCGCCATTAGATTCAGTCTTACATCTCCCGCAAATCTTGCTGTCATTCTTTTTGCGTAACAGTATGAGCAATTGTGCCGGCATCCGGTAATAGGATTCCATGTGTGATCACACCACTCAATTTTTGATTTATTCACAGCGTTCCTCCTTTCTGACATATCCAAGCTGAACTTCCTCTTCCCATGGAACATCTGAACAATTAACATGCTGTCCGCACTTACTACAATAATCCGGCTGATAATCTGGACCGGCATTGAGGATATGGTTACATCTAGGACAGATACAATACTGATGAAGCGTAATAACAAAGCCATACTTGTTGTATGTTCCGTGCTTGATTTTGGGTTTCCTTGCAATAAACTTCGGTATTATCAAGCTAGTTACCTGTTTCAGCATTTGTATCATCTCCCTCCACCCAATACTCCACGAAGTACATTGTCTGTCCTTTTCCTCCTGGTCGCTCTTTGCCAATTCTCACTGCATATCCTGCCTTTACCAACAGGCAACAAAGTGAATTTCTATCCTCGTCATTGAGCTTCTGTAGTAGATTTTTTATTCTGTATCTCTGCTTATCTGCCATTATCATCCCGCCTTTCTATGCTTTTGGGGTTCGCTCGCATATTCCGTCATTTTTTCTTGAAATATCTGAACAAACGCTTTTACTTCTGGTGTCATATCGCAATTATGAGAACCTCTGCACTGGACTACTTTCCCATGCCATTCCAAAGTGTAGTAGGGTTTCTCCGGCTCTTCTTTCCTCCGAATGAAGAAAATCATGGTTTCTCCCTTTCTAACTCTCTCCATATAGGTGCCAACACAATGATGTAATGCTTCTCCTTCTTTTTTCAGTTCCTCTAAACGATTTGGAAGCCTTATAAACAGTCCCTCTATGTTGAGATTCATTGCTTCAACATCCTTTGTTTCTTTTCTCAGTTTCTTCAAGGTCTGATTAAATCTCCTGGCATCTTCTCTCGCCTGCTTGTCCTTGAATTTCACATACTGTTTTGACATTTCATCGTGTACATTCACAAAGTTTTTAGGGAACAGATTAAACTCGTTGGTCATGTCATAGCCCATCTTTTCAATCCATCCGATATAATCAAAGTAATCATGATCATATTTTATTTTCTTATCCGATATGTAGCGGCAGACCTTATGGAGAGTGGTGTATTTCATCATGTCAATGTAATTTGTGTAATTATTCGCTCGTCCATTGTCTGTGATGTATCTTAATGTTTGGAATTCATCCCTCTTTAAGTCTGGCTTATATCTAAGAATCTCCAAGTCCCTTATGCTGGGGTCTCCAACTTCTCGAAGCATGTTGTACTGTGTTTTCCCGATTCCAAGGGTTTCCATAATGTTTCTCTTTCCGCTATTGAATACATTTTCGTTCTGTCTGTTATCATCCAAAAACTCTCTGGTCATTCTATAGAATCCAACCTTTAACAGCTGTTCTATAAATGGATATTTCCTGTATGAGTTGAAGTAATTATCTATCAACCATGGTGTGTTAAAATATCTCGGATCGTCGGCAATCTTATTGATAAAAACATCTGGAACACTATATTGCATACAGGTCCCCTTTATATCGCCCGCAAGTTCCTGGTTATACATAACTACACTTCTTGGATATATTGATTCTGACGGAGGGTACCATCCTGTGTATCTATCCCTGTAATAGCACCACCTCATATCAGTGTTCTTATATCTCGCCCACATATAATCAGTGACACCGCTATCTCTGTGTATTGTTCGATATCCTTCACTTGTGGTTATTCTCGGATTATGAAAATCCAGTCTGAAATCTTTTACATGGCAAAAATATCTTGTCAGAATGTTTTCTCCATCTGGCTGAACCAACACGCTCCATGCAACCGATACAAGACTTTGTCTGCTCATTCCCTCACTTTTCGCTTGGAGGAATTTATTACAGTACGGACACCTTACGATTCGATTGTGTTTGACCTCGTCTTGGTTATTCCAAACAGGTATTGTCTTATGCTTCAAATGCTTATTTTCCAAGATGAAAGTATGCTTGCAGCTTGTGCAATAGGCTTCCTTTCTGTCGGTATTGTAAAAAATATAATTTTCATCCTTGAATACCGTTTCTTCAACAAATGTCTGGTAATCATCTGGCAAAGCTTTGAATCGCTCCATTTCCTGATCGATAACATCTGTTTCCTTCTTATGTTTCTTTGCAAGCCTCATTGCTTTGACTTTATCCTGATAGCGTTCCAACAGTGCAAATGCAGGTCGTACACCACATTCATCTCTGGTTTTTAGCCATTTTCTAAATGTACTCTCCGCTCTCTTTGCATCCATATCCGTTAGGAACTCAAGCTGTTCATAGCTCCACCAATATTCCGCCCACCCCGATTCCCGGCAAACCAGATTGAGTAAGGCTCCCGTTCTCCATTTGCCGCATTCCACTTCAAGCGTTATGTAATTCTCCTTTTGGCAGAACACTCTAAACATCAACGAAATATCTCTCTTATTTCTTCCGCTGGTCTGATATACATTAAGTATCAATGTTTCCTCAGCACCAACTTTTTTCTTTTGTGTGGAAATCACACCTCGTTTGCCCTTGCCTGCAACAGCAATATCATGTATTGTTTCCAGATTTACTTTTGAGACCGGTATGTCTTTTAAATCTTTCTTTTTCATCCATATCGCCTCCTACATTCCTAAAAGAGAAAACATATCAAGCTGGCCATCCATGTCCTTATTATTCCTTTTAGGTTTTGCCTCTGGCTTTGGTGCCTCTGTTTTTTTCTCCGGCTCTACTGCTGGCTTGGAAACTTCCTTTTTCTTACTGTCCGTTTTAGTCTTTTCATCCTGCTTTTTCTTTCTCTCCGCGGCTTCTTTAGCTTTTTTATCCTCCTCAGCCTTATCGTCTTTATGGAAATAATCCTCAGCCCATTCATAAACCACATCATCACGAACTGCACAACTACTTCCTTTTGCCTGTTTCCTTGCCTGCTCATAAATGTACTTATAACATTTCTCCCAAGTTTTATGATCCTGGCATATATCTGAAGCTAAGCTTTCCGATTCCTCGCATCTTTCAATCAAATGTTTGATAACAGGATCTGCAAAAGCTTTATCCTTAGCCTTTTTCAATTCCTCCTGCAACTTCGTAACTGCTCCAACAACTCCGATATAAACAGAACTGTTATTTTTCTTTGCTGTTTCAACTTCCTCTGGTGTAGGCGCCGGAATTCCTTCCACAATTTCTTTAAGACTTGCTGTTCCCATCGGGACCGTATCATCTGCATCTATATCATCATTAACCGCCTGCTCAAATGCCTGCTGTTCGATGTTTGAAATAACCTTTCCCTTTTCCGACTGCGGCTCGGATGCCGAAAAATCCATAGCCTCATATTCTTCTTTTAATCTGTCGTTCTCTATATCAAACAATGTGTTACCGTCAGCGTCATAGAATGCGGTTACTTTCTCTCTCTTTAATATCTTGTAGGTAGTATTCCCTACCTCAACTTCGCTCTTGCTATCCTCCGAAGAATATCCGTTTTCCAGATACTCAAGAACAGCTTTGCTCCATTCGTGTTCGTAATCTTGATTATCTCCTAATGCGTAGTGCATTACATTTCTACCTGTTTCCATAGGCTTCCTCCTTTTTATCGAAATCGAAAAACATATAAAAGTGCTCTTTTCCCACTGTTTTTTCGGTGGTTGCAGTTCCACCAAGACCGCCCATTGACTGGAACAATCTTCTCCATGTCCATATTTGATTTTGAAACATTGGCATATACCAGAGTTCCTGTCCCTCTTTTTCATTAGGGAACAGTACATGCCCCGTCAAAGGATTTGTAATCGTATTTGCTATACACACATATCCTGCACACCCCAAAAGTGAAAGCTGTATGTAACACATCATCCCGGTTATTCTGTCTATGTCCTGTGCAACAAAAACCACATGATTTTGAAAATTATGTTTGCACTTTTTCATGGTATTTGCGGCAGCTATCAATGTTGCTCCTGCTCCGCAAGCCGGATCACAAATGGATAAGTAACCCTGCTTTTCTATATGGCTGTCAACATCCTCACAGGTTATTTCAGACATCATCTTGCACACACAGTAGGGTGTAAAAAACTGCCCTTTCCAGTGATTTCCAAGATTTAGCTGCATATACATTTCTCCAAGGAAATCCTGTTCTGGATTTCTTTCCAAGGCTTCAACAATGATTGCAAGCATTTTTGCAGGAATCTCCACAGAACCAAGTCTCTCTATGCATTGTGCATATTCTTTTTCTCTGCTCTCATAATGCTCTGGGCTTCTGTCTGCCACATTACTTATTGAGCAGGCTATAGCTGCCATCAAATCCGCCCAAACCTGCCAAGAGCTTCGTGAATAGCAGAGTTTACGAAATTCATTTAAGAATTCTTTTTCAGTTCCCTGTATTACTTCACTCTGCTTCACCACCTAAAATCTTCCTCCTTATTTCTTCAAATTTGCGAGCCCTTTCTTCTCGTTGTTCCTCTGTGAGCGGTTTCGGTTCTGGTTCTTTCTCCTGTTCTATCCTTACAGGCTCTTTCTTCTCAATTGCCGGTACATACTGCTTTTGCAACAGCACTTTGTTTTTAGCGACGAAATCCGGAAGTGCATTTGTATTTTGTGCTTCAGCAGCTTTTTTCTCATAAGCTTCACGGAAGTTTGCCCTATCCGCAGTTGGATTTTCGCTCTGGCACAGCCTGCTCCACCCAAGATTTTTAACTACAGCCAATGTGAGCTCATCCATGGTTGCAAAAGCCTCCTGCGGATGATACCACCCATAATCGGACATTGCTTTTCGGACAACTCCCCATGCTTCGTCAAAACTCAAAATTGGTGTTTTACATCTTTCCATGCATAGCTTTCTGATTTCAGCTATGTTGGGTGGATAAATATTGGTGCAAATATGCTCCATAACAGCATTTTCAGCAATCTCATACGGAATATCTTTAAGTGTCATATACCAAAAATCCATTGAGGCATTATCTTCGAGTATTTTTGAAGCTGGATATGCGGATTTAATTCCGATTGCCAATGTCGCAAATTGCTGTTTATCCATTCGCCCACTCCCTTGCTCCTTGTGCAAACTGCTCTACCTTTGAGCCGCCGGCTGTCTGATTGTAAGATTGCGTATAACCAGGTGTTCCACCTCTGTTCTGGACCTTTGAAATCCAAGCATTGATAAATCGTTTCATTCCTCCTGCTGTTTTCCGTTTCCTTGGATTAGCATCACACCAGCCTTTCATTGCTCTTAGTTCCTGCATAATGTCAACAGCAGGATATAATTCTGCGAGTTCAAGAACATAACTCTGTGTAATCGGGTATTCTTCACCAGTATTCATCATGATACCTATTACTGGCGGCTCCGCAGCTACTGTCTGCTCGGAGCATATATTTGTATTGGTTTCCGATTCGGATTTGGATTCGGATTGGATTGGATTACGGACACATTTGTTGTCTGATGTTTTTATCTGCTGACCTTTGCTGTCAAATGTCAGCAATTCACAATCCTCTGAAAATCCGGGATACTTGCTCTTTTGATTACGAATTCTCTGGTGATCCGCCCAAGTTACCAATTGCAGGTACGGTCTTCCCTGTGCCTCATACACTCTGACCAAGCCCACCGCCGACAACCTACCAAGCGCCTTATCTATATCTTTTTCCGTAATATCTTTCAGAGGAAAGCAGCTTCCCTTGATTATCTTTGCTCTTCCGTCGTATCTGCCGAAGTCGTCACAGGTTACAATCAATCTATAAAACAGAACTTCCTCGAACCAAGATAAAGAATCTATTTCTTCGCTCCTGCAGATGCTCTCCTTGATTATCCTGTTTGGCATTCGATCATCCTCCTTTCGGATGCTGGAGAGTGCCCCCCTCCAGCTCCTGACTTAATAAATTACCTTGCTACCATTTTCCGTTTTGACTACATCCAAATTCTGAGGGAATCTGGCTTTCATTGTCGGATCATGAGTGATAGCCATTATTTTAATGTTGCTGTATCGGCTCTGTATTGTCTCCAATGCGTCGCAATATGCCTGTATTCCGTCCCCGTCCAAGAATGGAGGTTCATCAATAAAGAGCATTCCGAGCTGGATTCCTGCCGAAGATGATTTAATCTCTGCCAATGCAAGAATTACCGATAATGAAGACTTGACTTTCTCTCCACCGGATTTTGAAAGGTATGGAAGCACCGACTTACCATATTCCTCGATGTAAATATCCAAAGATACCTTTTCCTTTCCATTTTTTTGGAGTCTCTCCAGTCTGAACTCCACTCCCATTTTTCCGCCAGTCATCTGTCCAAGAATGGTATTTGCTGTAGCTGTCAGCTGTGGAATAATAGAACGGATAATCTGATGTGGCACACCGCTCTGGCTAAATGCGACTTTCAATGTATCGTAATCAGCTGTCTCCTTGGCATATTCCACCTGCTTGTCCTGTAAAGCTGCAATATCCTGCTTCAACTTTGCAATCTGTTCCGATTTCTGCTGTAAAGCTCCAATTCGCATCTGTTTTTCCTTTACCATGCTGTTAATGGCATTCACTTCTGTATCCAGTCCGTTTACAATCGCCTGAGCTTCTTCCATTCCCGCCATAGCAAGTATCTCTTTATCAGCCTCTGCCTGTCTCTCTGAGATTTCATCATCGATACCGGTAATTTCTGCTGTCAACTCCAGAACCCTGTTCAATGCTGTTGCATTTCTTTCCTCTGCTACTGGGAGCATTTTTTCCTTTTCTACCCACGGATCAAGAGCAGTAATGGCACTAAGCACATGCACATGTTCTTCAAACGCTTTGGCATATATATCACGCTCTGTTTCTGCCTGTGTGCCCTTTAATTTGACCTCTGCAAGCCTGTTTTCTGCCTCGGATATATTTGACTGTAAGTGTTTCAAAGAAGCCTTAATTAAAGCCAAATTGTTTTCTCTCTGTGAGATTGCTTCAAGCTGAGCCACATACGGAAGTAGCGTTGTGCATTCGCTTTGGAGCATTGCCAAAGCAGTTGCATCAAATCCTATAGCTTCCATTTCTGCTTTCTTTGTAGACATCTCATATTCGCACTTCGCAACTTCACAATCTCTGCGTGCAAATATATCAACATAAGAAGCCTCAACCATAGCAAGCTGCTCTTTTGCCTCGATGGCATCCTGTAAGAATTTACAATGTGCATTTTCTATATCCACGCATCCAGATTCATTCAAGATTGCCACTTTCTTTTCAAGTACAAGTTTCTGCTCGTCCGCTTTCTGTTTTTCTCTGTCAAAACTTGCTCTGGTCTCGTTGTCACGGAAAACTGCCGCAGAATATTCCGTCTTTGCTTTCTGATATGCAACTGCCTTTTCCTGCATGGCTTCCAGCTCTGCTTTCTTGCGGTTGTATTTATCCGCTTTTTCTCGAACCTCTCCGTCATTGGCAGAATCCAATATCATTGCATTCATTTCATCCTGTTTAGTTTTCAAGGTAATCTGTAAATCCGAGATAGCCTTCTGCTCACTTTCAGCCTGCCTTGCAAGCGTTTCAGCTTCCTGTTTCTTTGTTGTATATAGTGCCGATTGTCCGGCAAGTTCCAGTTCTCGCTTCAGCAGAGCATTTCTTTCAGCAATCTTTTCTTCAATCTCGGTCTTTCCTTCAAGTATTGCGGAACTACTATCTGCTATTGCCTGCTGTGTGGCTTTATTCTGCTCTGCAATAGTCTTTTTCGCCTGTAAAGTTGCAACAGCTGCAAGTGCTCTCTTTCTCCTATCTGCGGCTTCCTGCTGATTCGACAGGACAAGTTTTTTCTGATCCCTCTCATTCACTTTTGCCTGTAATCTGGTTTCCTGCTCCGCCAATTCAGTCTTGCATTTTTCCAATTCCTCATCCGGCTTTCCAAACTCAGCGATTGTTACATTGTGAATAGTGATTTCCTGCTTCAATTCCCTGTTCTTTGCTCCATTCACCTTTGCCTTGTCCGAAGCAATTTTTTCCATTATCTGATATACCCCAAGCCCAAGGAGTGTGCCGAGCACCTCAACTCTTTCCTCCGGCTTTGCCTGTAAGAATAATCCGTACTGATCCTGCATAATCAAAGCACAGGACTTGAATGTGAAGCTGTCCATTCCAAGAATGTTTAAGATTTCCTGCTGGGTATCGTTGTATCTTTCCTTTGAGCAATCCTTCCATTCATTCTCAACAAACTGAGAGATATTCAAAGTTCCTTTTCCGGAACGGGCTCTGGTTCTTGTGACACGATACTTTTTCTCTCCGATACGGAATGTAAACATAATCGAACCGGAACGGACGCTTTCATCATTTCTAAGCCATGGTGCCTTTCCTGTATCATCCTTGATTACACCCTCTCTCGGTTCTTCATAAAGGCAGTCGATAATCGCATCCATAAACAAGCTGCTCTTTCCTGCTCCATTCTGACCGTTGATTGTGCAGAAAGTGATATCCTCGAAATTAAATGTTTCCTCTTCGTAGTTACGATAATTCTTAACAGCAATTTCTACAGGTTCAAATGTTCCGCTATTTGCTGTCGCTGTCATACTTGCCTCAGCTTCAGCAATAATCGGTCTTGCCTTTAATACAAGTTCCTGTATTCTTTCCTGCGGTACCTGCTTTTCCTCAAGATACTTAATAAGGTTTGCTTCTGGATCCGTGGCATTTTCAAGCTGTGTTCTGTTGGCGAATTCATCTATCTTGTCTGGAAGGATTTCCCATACCATAAATGCTCCGTCTTCCAGAAGCTCTCTTTCCAAAGTTGCCTTGTTCAGAGCCTTGCTGTTTTCTGCGGTGCAGCTATAATGAACACGGACAATCTTTCCATCAATCTGCCCTCTCCACTTCTCAGTAGCAACAAAATCCATAGCCTGCATATTTATCTGTGTCACATCATCATCATTGAGTTCAATGGTCGCAAACTCTCTGATAGGTGTTTCATGGAAAATACTCTGCCATGTTCCCAGCTCGTGCCAGTTGTGAATCCAAAAGCCCCTCTGCTGTCCCTCATCATTAAAGTTCATGGCATTTATCGCACCGGAATAATACCAGTCTCTGTGCATTATCTTCTGTGGTCTGTGAATATGTCCTAAAGCAACCAGATTGTAATTGGCCGCCAATAAAGCCTCCTGCGGAATGATTGGCTCAAACTGTGTGAGCATCATTGTCTGTCCACTCTCGGTATTGCATCCAGGCACCGTGTAATGTGCCATCAGAATACTTTTCTTTTCTGGAGAGCATTGTGCTTTCAACCCTGTTACAATATTTGATAATTCATTGGTAAACACCACATTTTCTTCATCACTTGACAATCCCGGATGATTAGCTCTGAACACTCCCCTGTCAAATCCCGGGAGCACCGCAATATCAACATCATCAAATGAAATTACCTGTGGGGTAATCACCACATGAACATTCGGAACATCTGCAAACATTTCAGAGAGGACGTTGAACTGCCCTGATCCATCATGGTTTGGAGTACCTCTCATGACAACAACCTGCTTTGATACTGCCGCAAGTTCTCTGATATAATGAATTGCAGTTATGATTTCCTCACAACACCTGTCGGACCACAGGCGGCCAACATGGAATATGTCACCAGATACAAGTGAGTAATCCGGTTTTTCCTCATTTGCCACTCTAATCAATTCATCTAGACATCTTTTCGTGTCCTCTGTTCGGAGATTTACTCCGTCCTTAACTGGGCTTCGGAATGTTCCAAGATGCCAGTCTGCTGTATGTAATATCTTCATTTCAACACCTCCATAGTGGCTTTCATAGCCATAATCATGTTATTCAACTGCAGCTCTAATACCTTAAATACCGATTCCTCAATGCCGCAAAAATCAATACCATCACCGGTCCATTCTTCCCCAACAATCAGTATGTTTCCTGTTATTGGAATATTGTGTTTATCAGTTTCATAAAGGTAACTGCCTATGAGATTCGGGATGATTACTTCTTTCAACAATCCCTCCTCGTCAATTAACATACTTACGCACTGCCCCTTGACCTTAGTTGGATGATCCATTTGGTGTAATTCTGTATATAATCGCTTTGGCATCACATGCTCATATAATCTGCAGTCATTTCCTATCAGCTCTCGAAGCTTATTGTTCTGTTCCTCATGTGTTCCTGTCGGAAACTCATGTACGGATAATTCCAAATCCGTTGAAATCTTAATTAGATTCATTACTTCCCGGCTCCTTTCTGACACTTCATGCAAAGAGGTCTTCCAAACTTATTCAGCGAGTATTCATATACTCTCGCATTGATTTCCGCCCCGCATCCGTCACAGTAATATCCTGTTGATTCATTCTCGACTGGCTCCTGTTGTGGTGGTATCTGCTGTTCCTGATCAAACCAGTTCTTCTCCTGCTCTCCTGCGACCGCATCATCCTCTGTCTGATCTGAGGCAAATGCAGGATTGTCCACTTCATCTTCCGGATTAAAGTCTGTTGAAAATGCTTCTCCGGAAAACGCTGTGGAAATTGCCGGTGGTGTCGCAGAATTACCAAACATATTTCCCATAGAGTTCATTCCCTGCTGAAGCATTGCATTTCTTACTGTCGGATCTGTATAATCCGGTGCGAATGTCACAGTCGGAACAACAAACGGTTTCTCCAATTCTGCTTTGGAGTATGTTCCCTTAATTCCAAGCAATGCTCTGATAACTCTAAGAATTGCTCCTGTCTGTGCCTTTTCAGAAGCGGTCTTTCTAAGGAGTGTCATATTTACAAGGATCGACCTCTCTATATACTTCTCTCTGTCGCTGTCAGCAATTACATAGTATTTGTCATACTTTCCGTACTGATTTGGTTCTGCTTCCTGTTTCCATTCCCCCTTGAACATTTCAGCGGCGGCCTTGGAAGCTCGCCAGTCATGAATACCCATGATTGACTTATCCATAAATTCAAGGCGGTACTTCGATTCTTCATCATCAAGGCAGATACGCTTTGTTTCCATGTGTGTCTTGTAGCTTCCATCCGGAAGTCTTACTGCTCCGTATGCCTTTCCGACATAGGTATTCGTATTCTCTCTTATGACTGTTGTGTACTCAGGGTGAAACTGGATTCCTGCCGCAGTTGCAAGCTTCATAAGAAGCGGCTTTGCAGGTGAGAAAACTTCCTCATATATGGCTTTTCCTTTTCCATCCTCTCCAGTCTTTACCTTTCCGACCGAGAAGATATCTCCTGAGCTTGGTGCTGTGTCCGCCACCACTTCCATAACGGAGCACTTATAAAATGGGTTGATCTGCACTGATGTAGCTGCTGGTAAAAGCAGGTTGCAGTTTGGATATTTGGACTGAATTTCAGCCAAAGCATTTGAATTGTTCATAGATAAAACCTCCATATTGTGTAATATTTGCTTGATTTATAAAGCAGGAACTGCTACAATATGGTTATCCGTAGGGGCACTCTGATTTCTGATCGAGTGCTCTTTTTCCATATCACGCAATGTTCTGCATAAATCCATAGTGAATTTTGAAAAAGCAAGGCTTCTCACATATTCCTCTGTGAGCTTCACAAGATACCAATGCTGTAACACAACCTGTCTTCGCTCACGCTGGTATATGTACTCCTGCTTGTGTCTGGCATATTTCAATGCCTCCTCAAACTGTTCATCTGTAATTTCACATCCGAGCAGTTCTTCTACTTCTTTTTTTTCTACGATTTCTTTCATTTTCCAGTTCCTCCAGTGAATCAAATAAACAGTTAATTGCTTTCCATGCTCCCCAGTAAACTGCCAGAATCAACAAATACTCACCTCCGACAGCCTCGTATCCTCTCTCGATATAGGCAAGATGAAAAGCCCATTTCCCGATAGCGTATGTGACAAGCAGCGTCCAGATAACCGCTATCAAATCTCTTTTCAGTGTCTTCCTCATTTGTCCTCACTCCTTGTAAAAATAATGTTTTCCATGCTTAAACAGGAAAGTAAGGTTTTCACTATGCCATGTAGAATCGCTCTTGCTCTCAAAGTAAGTTGCTCCATGGCTTTCATCCCATCCACCAGTCTGAATAAGCTGCAATGCTCTATAGCAGTCCTCGTCCGGCTCTACCTCGTCATATCTTCCATTGCTGATTGGGCTAAACTGCCCCTTCTGGAAAATAACATCTTCGATTGTGTCCGGAAATTCATCACTCCAAACCCTATTGAGGACCACAAGCATTACAAGAGCCTTTCCCTCTGTGTCCTCGGATTCAGCTTCAGCCATTGCTATCTTGGCCAGTCGGTACGCATCATCCGAATCCCAGTCCATACTGCCGATTTTTGACCGCTCTGCTTTCTCTGTTTCCTGCTCTGGAGCAGTTGTTGCAACCGATGTTGCAGTCGGTGTCGCATTCGCTTCATCAGAAATCATTGATTGAACAATAATATCTCTGCTATCCACCTCATCTGCCGGAGTTCCTACAAAGCTGAAAGCAAAGGCAACCATTGATGTCAGCGAAATCACAAACACCAACCCTAAACTAAAAAGACATTTGTTTCTCATGCTGACACCGCACCTCCTTTTGGATGGTCGAACGTAAATGCCATCTGACCTCCTTTTTCATCAGTCATCAAAATCTGACTGTAGAAAATCCTGCTCGTCTCCTGTTCTCTCGCCTTAATGCTTTCGCAATCGCACTTCTCTCCTGGATCCAGATTGCAACCGCAATGTGGGCAAACATTGTAATATGCCATCTTGCACCTCCTATTCTTCAATCATGCATCTCTCAAAAAAATACTTTCTCGGAACTTTGCCAATTGGATATGCCGGTGTCAGCTTTCCTGCCTTTACCAGCTCGTCCCGAAGCTGCCTTATCAGCTCATAAGCCTTGTTTTCCTTGCAGTCAAGATATTCCATTACTTCTTGTGCTCCTATGTAATATTTCCCCGGTGTCGCAATAACACCCGGTGCTGTCGCCAATGCGTTCATTCGCTCACCTCCTGCGATAAATCTTGTTTAACAATCTGGTCCATAGTTACACCAAAGAAATCTGCTAGTTTCTCCAGTTTTTCAATGGAAGGTTCGTATTTTCCAGCTTCAATCAAAGAGATACTGCTTTTATGTTTTAGTCCAACGATTTCTACCAGTTCCTGTTGTGTCATTCCGTACTTTTTTCGGAGATATGCAATATTAAGTGCATATACAGGTATAGGCGGTTTCATATCTGTCAGAACCAAATCATCTAGTGATACCTCGTAATACTTTGCCATTTCAACAATCATGCCGATTGCCGGTGTGCGGCTACCACATTCCCACGAAGACAATGTCTTTTGTTCAACTCCAAAAAGTTTTGCCAACTCCTGCTGTGTATTCCCTCTCTGCTCCCGAAGAAACTTTAAGTTTTCTGCTAAATACAAAATGTCACCTCCTGCCGGCTTGGAGCTACTGGTTGCTCCGAGCAAATATTGTATTGGTTTCCCGATTCGGATTTGGATTCGGATTGGATTGGATTACGGACACATTTGTTGTCACTTGCTGTCAAATGTCCGCAGAACGTAAATAAAAAATTATTAAGCTCTACTCTGCCAATAGCACCGCCAGACTGTCCTTGCTTCCGCTCTGTCCAATGATACTGCCGACCATTCAAGCCTATTTCTTACATATTCTTCTTAATCCAAAGTCTCATGCTTTGTGCAATTTCCTCTACCTCTTCTAAGTTTTTTACCACCTCATCAAGCTCCGGCTTTTCACTTTCATCAATCACACCATCTGCGGTGATGTCGAGAAGCATTTCTTTTGTTTTCCCTATCTTCCGAAAAACCGAAAGCGTTCTGACTGTGATCCTGTCCAAATTCGCCAGTTCCGCTTTTGGCATTTCGCATCCGAGCGGACACATCATTCTGCAAAAATAATTTTCCAATTCCGGAGCATTGTATAAATCTGCCATCAGTCTTATTTCCTCCGGATAAGGAACTGCAATGCCACTCTCTATTCGATAAAGTCTCCCTCTGTCAATTGACATGTAATCTGCAGCTCCTTCTCTACTGCTCAACTGCTCATTGTGTGTTGCCGCTTCGCAACGGGCTTTGTAAAAGATGTTGGAGCTTGTCTTAGCTGTCACATTTGCCATTTTGATTTTCACCTCCACGATTTATAATGAAATTAAAGTCAATTATTTATGGACTTTAATGGCAAAAAAATTCAGTCGTCTTATTGCAAGCGTTGGAGATACTTACAGCCATCTCAAAACTTAATTTAATATTTCCACGCTCCAGTTCGGATACCCACTGTTTAGATTTCCCAATTCTCTTTCCGAGCTCGGTCTGTGTTAATTTGGCATCCCTACGAGCATCTTTTACTCTTTCTGCAATATTGATTGTGCTGGTATCCAATTTTGTATCCTCCTTTCAGTCCATTTTCTATGGACATTTACATAATAGTCCATTGATATTGGATTGTCAATAGATTTTGTCAATATTTTTTGGACTTATCTGTTTTGCCATTGAAAGTCCAATGATTTTGGACTAAAATATAAACACGCAAGGAGGTTGGCTATATGGCTGTAAACGGCAACATAATTAAGCAGCTCAGAAAAGAAGCTGGACTTACTCAGGGCGAATTAGGAAAGAAGCTTGGTGTTGTAAAGCAAACTATCAGTAGTTGGGAAAATAATGTTTCTGAACCAAATAGTGAGACATTATCTGAACTTTCCAAATTGTTCGGAGTGTCAGTCGCACAATTGTATGACCATGGAGTTCCAAATATTGATTACGCAAACTTCAAAATGGATACTCCAGAGTTTGTTCTTGATTTCAAAATGAGAATTCGAGATTTAATGGAAGAGCAAAAAATGTCGGAGGATGAATTTGCTCAAAGGGTAGGATTTCATAAAGAAGAAAAGGACGCATATTTGTATGGTAACAAAATGCCATCTATTGAAGACTTAATAAAAATAGCTGGTGCTTTGAATGTTTCGACGGACTATCTTTTGAACATTTCAAGCAGAAAGAGAATAAGTTCACAGGAAGAATCGCTCCTTCAAAAATTCAACCGCTGTGACGAAGATAGCCAGCAATATTTATTAGCAAAGGCAGGTGTTTTGTGCGTAGAGGGTATCTCGGCAGTTGCAGCTGGTGAGTATGGCAAATACGCAGACGAAGAAAAAAAATCATTTCCTTCGAGTGGTACCGAAGGAAAAGGGGCTTAAAAAAAATAACAGAACGATTGGAGGAATATTATGGTATGGACTGCAGCTTGGACCGATTTTGTTATCTGCCTCCTATTTGGATGGCTTGGGGTTCATAAATTTAGAGAAAAGAAAATTGGCATGGGTATCCTTTATCTATGCACATTCGGATTGTTTTGTATCGGATGGTTTATTGACTGCATCCGGTACCTGCTGGCCGCACTTCATGGGGAGCGCATCCAGGGCAACAGACCAATGCAGATTTCCGCAGGTGCACCACTGCCGGTTGTGCCATCAAATGTAATGCTTGCAAATGGAGAGATGTGTCATTACTGCGGACCTGCTACTTTTGTTAAAACAAAGAATGTGGTCGTTGGATATTCCGGTGGAAGCCGTGGCACCAGTGTCCGTATTGCAAAGGGAATGTCAGTACATCTTGGAGCGAAAAAAGCAGCTCCAATTCGTGATGATGTGCAGGAACGAACACAGGGAGTTCTTTCTATCACTAATAAGAGAGTTGTATTTTCAGCAAACAAAGGAGCTTTCGATAAGAAGATTTCGACATTGTCGGCTGTAACTCCTTATCAGAATGGAATTGCCTTCCAGTTCGGCGATCAACAGTATCCTTTGGAAACCCGCCAGCCAGAATATATTTATCAGATATTGGCTCGTGTGGTAAATTCATCTGAGGATATCTAATGCCGGCATATAAATACACTCTGAAAAGTGGAAAAACATTATGGTATGCTAATTTTTATTACACCGATTGGACTGGAGAAAAGAAGCATATCTGTAAACGAGGATTTAAAACACAGAGGGAAGCAAAAGATTATGAGAGGTCTTTTCTGGATCAGCAGAACACTTCAAGCGACATACTCTTTTCTTCCCTCGTCGCAAATTATCTGGAAGATATGGAACACCGCTTGAAACCTACCACAATGGAGAATAAGCGGTTTATTATTGAAACGAAGCTGCTCCCCTACTTTGGAAAGCAGAAGATTTGTGACATTGATACAATAAAGGTCAGAAAATGGCAGAATGAGCTTATCTCCTATCGGGATGATGATGAAAAGCCATTCTCGCAAACATATCTAAAAACTGTGAATAATCAGCTGTCAGCAATAATGAACTACGCAGTATCTCATTACCGCCTACCTGTCAATCCATGCAAGGCGGCTGGCAGTATGGGAAAGAGCAAAGCAGATGAAATGAACATCTGGACGCAGGCTGAGTATGAGAAGTTTTCAAGTGCAATCAATAAATCATCGATGAAGCTTGCATTTGACATATTGTTTTATACCGGTATGCGTTCCGGAGAACTTCTGGCACTCACACCTGCAGACATTCTTTCATCAAAAAGGATTGATATCAATAAGAACTATGCAAAAATTAAAGGCGAGGAGCTATTCCTGGAGCCTAAGACACCAAAGGCAAAAAGATGTATTTCCATTCCGGATTTCTTATATGATGATATTCAAGAATACATTTCCAAACTATATGGTATTGGAAATGGTGACAGGATATTTTACTTCCAGAAGACAGCTCTGGAAAAAGAAATGAAAAGGGTATCAGAAAGGGTTGGTCTGAAGCCGATCAGAGTTCATGACCTGCGGCACTCTCACGCAAGTATGCTGATAGAGCTTGGGTTTACCCCATTAGAGATTGCAGAACGTCTCGGCCACGAATCAATAAAGACTACTTTGGACACCTACTCACATCTTTATCCAGATAAAGATCAGAAGCTGGCAGACCGCTTGAACCAGTTTCGCAAGAATTGAATTTGTAAAGCCGTCTCAGACCGAGGCGGCTCTTTTTCTATCTGCAACCATATTTGATTGCACTTTCGATTTGCAACTGTTTTCGATTGCACTTTTACAGGAAGCTGCACATCATCAGAATAATGCTCATTTTGAGTAGTAAAAGTAATGGCACATCATTCTTAACATCACATTAACATCACGGAGCAAAATAAAAGAGCCACAATCCCAGTAAAATAAGGATTTGTGGCTCAAATGTCCGTTATTCAAACTCTACAAAGACTAACGCTTTTTGTTTAGGAATTATTCTCTGTAAT